ACCAAAAATACTTGGAATACTTCGTAAGCTCAGAAGGTTCAAAAGAGGACGTATATACGGACGAAAATATAGGTCATGGCGCACCATGGTTATGGCATATATATGAACTAACTGGGGATGGTAACGTTATTTGGGAAGGGGAAACACAACCATTAATATTCACACATTTTTCACAATTTGTTGACAATGGTAACTCATACATACCATCTACAATGCACCATATATATACACCCTTATCTGAATATACAAATAATAAAGAATTAAAAATAATTTATGATGAATATCATGAAGCATTACAAAGTATAAAAAATAAATATAAGGTATAAACACTTAAACATGAAAATAGCATTTGGAATGATTGTATTTGAAGGTGATTATGTACTAAAGCAATGTCTAGAACAAGTATACCCGTTTGCCGACCAAATATTAATTGCAGAAGGTCCAGTTTCGTACTGGCAAAGGCAAGGAAGAACAACTTCATTAGATAACACTAATAAAATACTTGATGAGTTTCCTGACCCAGACAATAAGATTAAAATTGTTCACGGTCAGTATAACGAAAAGGATGACCAATGTAAAGCATACATGGAACACATTAATGACGATATTGACTATATCTGGAATTTAGATTCCGATGAATTGTATACAACTGAAGACCTGAAGAAAATCATCATGTTTTTGGGGGAAGAAAAACCGACTAGCGTTGGTATTAGAAGTTGTTCATTTTACGGTGGATTTGAATACTACTTAACTGGTTTCGAATTAAATCGCGATAACTTTTTGCGTATATTTAGGTATGAGAAGGGGGCAACATGGAAAACCCATAGACCACCAACAATTCAATACTCACCTAATTCAAACATAGTCAAAAAACACATTGATAGTAATTCGCTATGGGATAAGTTAGGTGTTCAGATGTATCATTATTCTTACACATTCCCAGACCAGGTATTTAAAAAAGTTAATTATTATAAAGATAGTGTTTCTAGGGATAATTGTATTGACGATTACTTCAACTCAGTATACTTGCCATGGGTAATTGGTGATAGAGAAAAAACAGAATTATTTTGGAACGGTGTTCACGAATTCAAGCCACACATTAGAGGAGCGTGTAAAACAGCCTTATTCGAGTGGGAGCATCCAGAATCCATACAAAATAGTATGGGCACCTTAACTGAAGAATTTAATAAGCAATTAAAAAAATATAGTAATGAATAAAAAACTTAAAACATATATCATACATTATAAACAGGTTTTTGAGGACGTTAACATCCCAGAAAAGGGTGTTAAGTTAGAAGAATACCTAAACGGTGGTAGGCAAGACATCTTAGAAAATTTTGATATTTTCTGTGAAAACGTAAGGAGTTCCAAAACAAAAAACAAGAATTTTGAACTGTTTGATATTGTCGATAAAGTAGACTCTAACACCATTATTGTGGTTGGTCTATATTTGGAATTATTAGAGTTTTGGGGTCAAAGAGATTATATAAAAAAAGTGTGTAATTATTATTGTAGTAAGTATCAAAATAATAAAGTTATTGTAACATGGAACCATGACACCAAAGCTAGTCAGGTATTTAATTTCATGGACGAATGTAAAAATCTTTATGTATTAAATTTTAATACCGATAAAAAACATGAAAGACATATTTTATTACCGTTTTGGACAATAGATGATAATCATTTAATTGAGGAAAAAAAATATCTAACTAATTTAGTTTGTGAATTTAATAATCAAATAAGGCGAAACTTAAGAGCGTCCCTTAGTGGAAAACCAAATATTTTGATTTCTGAAAGAATCGATTTTGATTTATATAGAAAAACACTTAGTGAATCATCATTCACTTTATGCCCCAAAGGATTAGGTTTATCCTCGTATAGATTTTTTGAGTCGTTTCATCTAAATACAATACCAGTACTATTTGCCGATGATGTGGTTTTACCATATGAAGACGACATAGATTATAATAAAATAATTATTAGAATTCCAGAAAACAAATCAACCAATGGTGAATATATACTTGATTTATTAAATTCAGTTAACCAAAAAGAAATGTTATTAAATATAAAAAACACCAGGGAAATGTTTACATTAAAGGGTGTTCAGAATAAAATTTATAGAACTTTAATATGATTCCAGTAGTCTTCATACATAAAGGATACCAAGATTATTTGGGATGTACCTTGAGGCAAGCAAATAAGAATAACCCTATTATTTTTATCGGCGACACCAACCTACCGTTTACCTCACCAACTTTAACAAACATTCAAATCAATGATAATTTTCAGAGTTGTGATGAATTTAAAAGTCATTACCAACACTTAAACACTACACCTATTGATTATGAAATCTTTTGTTATCAAAGATGGTTTATTTTGAAAAATGTTATGGAAAAAAACAACCTAGATGTTGTATTTTATGTTGATTCCGATGTTATGCTATTTACCGACATTACTAAAGAGTGGGATAAGTTCAACCAATACGATATGACACTCTTACACAGAACTGCAGCGATTTCCTCATATATTACTTTAAACGGCATCACAAACTTATGTAATTTAATAATGGATACATACAAAAATAAAAATTCATACAATTACAAGAAAATCGCATCACACTACCACGTAAGAAGAGAATGCGGTTTACCTGGTGGAGTTTGCGACATGACATTACTAGAATTTTTTCATTACAATTCTGAATATGGTGGTGGACCTGGTATGGTCGGTGAAATGATGCAAATAGTTGATAACTCAACGTATGACCACAACATAAACGTAACAGACCAAGGATTCGCCATGTCTTCTGGCCATAAAGACTATAAAATACGAAACGGTATACCATACGTTTTTAATCATAGACTAAATAAAGAAATAAAATTTAACTCACTACATTTTCAAGGTGGGGCAAAAGAACTAATTAAAGACGTGTATGAACAATGTAAGTAAATCATGGAAAGACAGCAATGTTTTTCTAAAACAACTAGAATTAAATCTAAAAGAATTATCTTCAATTAGAAATTACCCAACACACTGGATAGACTTTATAGAGTTAATAAAAACAAACAATCCAGCAAGTATATTAGACATAGGCTGCGGCTGCGGGGCTATTTTTGAACTATGTAGATATCATTTTGAAAATATGAAATATTTTGGACTTGATTATTCGGAGAACGCTATTATATTAGCTAAAAAAACATGGGACACTAATAGCTTTGATGTTATGGATTATAAATCATTAACTAAAGATTATATATCTGAATTTGATTTACTACATCTTGGGGCTTTATTAGACGTATTACCAAATGGTGATGAAGCATTAGAATACATCTTATCTATTACACCTAAAAGTGTGTTAATTACTAGGATGAAATTTACAGAAAAAGAAAGTTACTACGAAACGTATAAAGCTTATGATGAAATTACCACATGTGCTTATTACCATAACAAAACAAACTTTTTAAATTTATGTGAGAAATATGGTTATGCCGTTTCTCATTTAAATAATAACTTTTATTTAAATAAAAAATAATGAAAGAATTTTTAGAAAGATGGGATAGGAACGATTTAAATAACGCAATTAATGAATTTAAATCCCTATACGAATCAAGACCAATTAAAGATAATGACGGAGGAATGAAATCGGCACATATGTTTCCAGCGTGGTTTATAGTTAAACAATTAAAACCAAAGTTCTTAATTGAGAGCGGTGTATGGAAAGGACTTGGTACCTGGTTCTTTGAAAACGCTAGTCCAGAAACTAAGATAATTTCTATAGACCCAGAGCCTAGATTCAGAATTTACACTAGCCCAAACTCTACATACCAAACACAAGACTTTCTTAAAACCGACTGGTCTCATCTACCCAAGGATGACACAATGATTTTTTTTGATGACCATCAAAACTTTTTTGAGCGCTTAAAACACGCACACAGCCTAGGTTTTAAGAAAATAATGACCGAGGACAACTACCCCTATCAACAGGGTGATTGCTACACACCAAAAAAAATACTTGCTAATTGTAAATATGTTATCGACAATGCAGGTAGTCGAACTTGGTATGATAAGAATGACAAAGATTTAGAATATTTTAATTCAAATGTGGTGACTTATCAAGAAATGCCACCTTTATTTAAATGTGACGTAACCAGATGGGGTGATGCGTGGGATGACAAATACCCTACACCAGAACCACTACTAACCAATCATGATAAAACTGAATATCCATTATTCTTTGAAGAAAGAAAGGACTATACTTGGATATGTTATATGGAAATGAAATAAATAACTAAAAAACAAAAAAATGATAGATATTACAATCGAAAATAATTTAGAACTATTCCAAGACTATAAAAAAGCGTTAGATTTTTTATCTAATATAAACGATAAAACATACGAATACCCTAAAGAAATAACTTATTTTCACGTTTATTCTGAAATAAAAACTGAAAAAGAGTTATTATGTATAGAGTCTTACTTGGCCACTCAAAACTTAGAAAAAACTAAATTAATTTTATGGTCTGATTACGATATAACAAACACCGACCTAATCAAACCTTATAAACACCTGATTGATATGCGGGTATATGACTTCAAGAAAGAATCCAAAGGAACAATTCTTGAAGGAAACGAAATACTAGAAAACGCTAACGACACTAAACACTACATGAAGAGCGGTATATTGAGGTTTTTAGTTACACACAATTACGGTGGTGTCTGGCTAGACATGGATATGGTCTTACTAAGAAACTTTAAACCAATACTAGACCAAGAATGGGCTTACATGTGGGGTTCAGAAACCGATTTTAATAATTTTGGACCATGCGCAGCTATTATGAATTTAAAAAAGAAAAGCGAACACGCTAAAATATGCTTAGAAGAAATGGCTAAGTCTGAGATAATTCCAGACAGCACTGCCTTGGACCATGTATTATTAGCAAAGGTTTACACCAGAAGAAAATTCACTGTATTCCCATCCACATTTTTTAACACTGAGTGGCAAATGAACACTAGTTGGGATGGTGATAAAAAAATATATAATCCATCAGGTATCGGTACTAAAACTGAAAGCGGGTGGTTTAATAAAAACGAATATAGTAATTCGTTATTTGAAGATGCTTTTTCTTGGCACTGGCACAACTCATCTTATAAGAATAGAGAAATAGAAGAAGGTAGTAAATTTAATTTATTACAAAATAAAATTAAAAATAAACTAAATGATAAGGGTATCATATGATTAAGAAGGCTTTAATAATTGGTATTTCGGGTCAAGACGGCTCACTCTTATCAAAATATTTGCTAGATAATAATTACGAAGTGTATGGTACGTCTAGAGACTATGAAATAACTAACTTTAACGGTTTAAAAAAGTTGGGTATTTTTAATGATGTTAAAATATACTCGATGGTGTTAAATGATTTTAGGAGTGTACTTAAAATTATTAACATGGTGAAACCTGATGAAATATATAATTTAGGTGGCCAAACCTCCGTAGGTTATTCTTATTTACAACCTTTTGAAACATTTGAAAGTATTGTTAATGGTTGTCTAAACATTTTAGAATCTATAAAATATTTAGATGTTGATTGTAAAATATTTAATCCCAGTTCTTCAGAATGTTATGGGGGGTCTAACACTGTGTTAAATGAAAAATCACCATTCAACCCCATATCACCATATGCGATTGCAAAAACATCGGCATATTGGCTAACATCAAACTATAGGGATACTTACGGAATACATACATGTTCGGGTATTTTAAGTAATCACGAATCATTTTTAAGAAATAAAAGATTTGTAACCATGAAAATAGTTAACAGCGCAAAAAAAATTAGTCAAGGATTAGAAAAAACTTTAGAATTAGGCGATATTACAATAAAAAGAGACTGGGGGTGTGCCGAAGAGTATGTAAGAGGTATGCACCTAATGCTTCAACAAGAAAAACCAGAAGATATGATAATATCAACTGGCGTATCAATAAGTTTAGAAGAATTTGTTGATTATACATTTAAAAAATATGAATTAAACTATAGAGACCATCTAGTAATTAATGATGAATTTAAAAGACCTAACGAAATCAACACAATTAAATTATCTAACGATACTTTATATAGTAAATTAAAGTGGAAACCTAAAAAAAATGTGTATAATGTTATAGATAATTTAGTAGACAAAATTAACGAATAAAGGATATTATGATTAATTTATTTCACATACCATCACATAAGATTGACACAGCAAACTACCAAAACATGCTACACGATAAAGTTGTTGTAGAATTTGAGGAAAAAATTGCAAAATATGTGGGCGCGAAATATGCGTGTTCAGTAAATAGCGCCACTAATGCCATATTCTTAACATTTCTAAACGCTAAAACAACTGTCACTGTACCGTCTATGATTCCACCAGTAGTTTTAAACGCATTAATAACTTCTGGTAATAAAATAAAGTTTAAAGACAATATAGATTGGGTTGGTGACTCATACATTTTACATGAGTTCGACAATTATAAAATTGTAGATTCAGCGCAGAAGGTAGAGAAGGGTCAGTTCATTAAAGAATGTAATGATAATGACTTATTATTACTTAGCTTCTACCCAACAAAACCTATTGGTGGGTGTGATGGTGGTATGATACTATCTAATGATTATAAAAAGATTAAATGGTTTAAAGAAGCCACATTAAACGGAATGACATTCTCCAATAACAATTGGGAACGAAAAATCTCATTTCCTGGGTATAAAATGTACATGAACTCAATCCAAGCTGAAATCGCCTTAAATAACTTTAAAAGTTACGAAAATAAATTATTAAAATTAAAACAAACTCGTGAATTATATAATGAAAAATTAGGTTATAATAACACTAGCAACCACTTATATCGCATTGAAATGGATGGGCGAGATGAGTTTATAAAATACGCTAAAGATAAAGGTGTTACATGCGGTATACACTATGAAGCTACACACTTAAACCCAGTGTACTCTAACCATGATAGTTCTTTTAAACTTGATTTACCTAAAACAGAGAAGAATTCTAAAAATACGGTATCTATACCGTTTCATGAAAAACTAACACTAACCGACACAGAAATGATAACTAACATAATTAAAAACTTTACAGATGGGAATAGATAATTTAAGAATAATTAAAGATGAAAGAGGTACACTAGCCCCAATAGAGTTAAATTCTTTCTATTTTTCAGTTAAACGTATTTTCTACGTGACAGATGTCCCGACTGGAGAGACAAGAGGGTGCCACTCTCACTACAAAACTAAACAGTATTTAATTTGCATAAAAGGAGTCATTGAGGTTATCCTACATGACGGTAAAAAAGAAACCATAACTACGTTAAAACAAAACGAAGGGTTATTAATACCTGAACTAATATGGGACTCTCAAAAGTTTATAACTAAAGATGCAGTATTATTAGTTCTGTGCTCAACGCCATACGATATTAATGATTATATTTTAGATTTTGACGAGTTTTTAAAAATAACTAAATAGTATTTATTTTTTTTTAATTATTACTATATTATCAAATAAATAATTTAAGTTTACAACTAAATAAAATGAATAAAATCGCACTAATTACAGGTATTAATGGACAAGACGGCTCTTATCTTGCAGAATTATTGATAGAAAAAGGTTACGAAGTTTGGGGCACTATTAAACGTAATTCAGTATCAGAAACACAAACTACTAGAATCGAAAACCTAAGAAGTAGTGGTAAAGTTAATTTAGAATATGCTGACCTAACAGACATGGCATCACTGGTTAGAGTCTTACAAAAAACACAACCAAACGAAATTTACAATTTAGCTGCTCAATCACATGTAAGAATTAGTTTTGACCAACCAATATACACCGCTAACGCAACTGGGCTTGGAACACTAAACTTATTAGAAGCAATTAGAATGGTTTCACCAAACTCAAAAGTATATCAAGCATCATCTTCAGAAATGTTTGGGAACAACATAGATAAAGACGGCTATCAAAGGGAAACAACACCCATGACACCAGTATCACCTTACGGTTGCGCTAAAGTATTTTCTTATAACATTTGTAACAATTACCGTAACTCATATGATATGAAAATATGGAACGGAATACTATTTAACCACGAATCACCCAGAAGAGGAACTAACTTTGTTACCAACAAAGTAGTGAAAGGTGCAGTTAGGATTAAATTAGGGTTACAATCAGAATTACATTTAGGTAATTTAGACGCAACTAGAGACTGGGGACACGCAAAAGACTATGTAGAAGCTATGTGGTTAATGCTACAAGACAACAATCCTGACGATTATGTATGTTCTACAGGAATATCACACTCGGTTAAAGATTTATGTGTTTATACATTTAAAAGTTTAGATTTAAAATGGCAAGACTACGTTAAAGTTGATTCAAAATTTTTAAGACCAGAAGAACTAAAAGATTTAAAAGGTGACTCAACTAAGCTCAGAAATAAAGTAGGTTGGGAACCTAAATATACTTTTGAAACAATGATTGATGAAATGATTGAATATTGGTTAGAATATTATAAATTTAAAATGAATTAGTCTAATGGATAGAATTTTAGTTACTGGAGGAAACGGTCTTGTTGGTTCACAATTTAAAGGAGATGAATATCATAAAGTAAGTTCAAAAGACTATAACCTAACAAACCCAAAAGAAACTTACCATATAATAAAAAGAGACTGGGATGCGGTAATACATACCGCAGCTAAAGTTGGCGGGTTAGGTGAAAATATGAGTAAAAAGGGTGAGTTTTTTTATCAAAACATAATGATGAATACGAATGTTATTGAATCTTGTAGAAGGGCTGAAATTAAAAACCTAGTGATATTCCTATCCACCTGTGTTTTTCCAGATGATATAGAATACCCACTAACTGAAGATAAAATTCATTTAGGTCCACCTCACTTTAGTAATGACGCTTACGCATATTCAAAAAGGATGGCAGATGTTCAAATAAAAGCATATAGGGAGCAATATGATTTAAATTACAAATCCGTAATACCAACAAACATATACGGACCAAATGATAACTTTAATATTACAAACGGACACGTAGTGCCAAGCCTAATACACAAATGTTTTATAGCCAGAGAAAATAATTCAGACTTTAAAGTATGGGGTAGTGGTAAACCACTTAGAGAGTTTATTTTCAATAAAGATGTTGCTGAATTAACTAAATGGGTTTTGGATAATTATAATGAAGACGAACCCATTATACTATCAACTTCAGAAGAAATTTCAATAAAGGACTTGGTAGATATAATTGTAAGTGAGATGAATTACAAGGGTAGTGTTAAATGGGTTTCAGATAAACCAGATGGGCAATTAAGAAAGCCAAGTGATAATAAAAAAATTAAAAAATATTTACCAGACTATAAATTCACCCCAATTGAAATTGGTATAAGAGAAACTGTTAAATGGTTTGAGGAAAACTACCCCAATATTAGAAAATGATGATAAATTGGTTTAAAAAAAACTTAGCAGCCCTTTCTTTAGCTATGTCTAAGGTGGAAAAAAACACACTAACCCAAGACGGGTTAAGTCTTGATGTGGGTGAACGTGAAGAACAAAGTTACAAAAAGGGCACTCTAGAATATGCTCTAGTAAAGGGAGAGGTAACACAAGAAGTTAAAGACCTTAGATGGAGAATGTATAAAATGATAGAAAGTTCAGAGGGGCTAACAACTAAGATAATTGGATATGATGATGATGGGTTACCAATAACCGAAACGGTTAAAACCAGTAAGAGTGCAGACAGAAGAAAACTAAAAAAAATAAAAGTAGATTCTGAAGACAAGTACCCGTTAGAAATGGTTCAAAGTAACTTACCAATAGTCATGAGCACAACAGAAGCTGGACTAAATGGTAACATGACGGGTTATACTGATGAGGAAATAATAACCAAAACAAACACTAGTGGTAAACATACCGATTCAAATTATGAATCTGAAGGAACTACGCTAGGTGAAATAAATAATGAAGATTATAATTCATTACTTAAATCTGAAAGACCAATTAAAATAACTAGAGAGCTTAAACCAAAATTTGAAATAGAGAATTTTACAAAGAAAGTAAATGTAAGAACTATTGATAATGAAAATAAGCTATTAGAATTCTATATTAGCATATACCCCGATAATTACGACAGGAAAACAAATTTGTTATTATCAGAAATAAAAAGAGCAATTAAAAATCCAAGAGCAACTAGTATTTTAGATATTAATAAAATAAACTTTATAACCTATAAAACGATGGGTAGTAAAGATTTTTATGAATACGAGTACGATGTATTATCATTTGACAAGATTGTACAATTCGATGGGTTTTATGTGATTAAATTTAAATGTAAAGCGATTGTAAATGGAAGATACCTATTGGAGGATTATAGAGAAGTTGAATTAGATAAAAAATACGAAAACAAAGAAAGAAAAACTAAATGAAAATAAAAACTAAAAATGTCACAGAAGAAGACTACGAAGAAATTCAACGCTATATCGACAATAAAAATAAGAAAAACAACAAAAATATGACTAGAAACCCTATAAATGAATTTACAAATTCTTACAGTGTTAGAGATTTTACTTGCAAATCAGAAAACCAAAAAAAGATTATAAAATCAATATGTAATAAAGACACTATAATAACTGTAGTTCACGGTCAAGCTGGTACTGGTAAAACTTTTTCTGCAATACAGGGGATGTTAAAACAATTTAAATCAGCACATAAATCAGGTGACGGATATAAAAAAATATACTTATTAAAATCAGTTAAAACCCTTGATAATAAATCAGAAGATATTGGATTTCTAAAGGGTACAATGGAAGAAAAGGTTGCTCCATTCATGTTTTCATATGACTTTAATTTCGCTCAAATAGTAGATAAAGTTGCATACGGAGTAGCTAGAGAAACTCAACTTATAGAGTTTTTACCATTAGCGTATATAAGAGGTATTGGTTTAAGTGATTGCATCATTATATTGGATGAAGCACAAAACGTAAACAATTCAATATTGAGAACTGTTTTATCCAGAATAGGGAAAAACTGTAAATTAATAATCCTGGGGGATACCAAACAAAAAGACAGTTCAAACGGACAAACATCTGGTTTAAATTTTATGATTAAACATTTTGGTGATATCGAAGGTATAGATTTTATTCAGATGGGGCCAGAAGACCAATCTAGGGCTGAAATAATTAATATTATCGAGGACAAATATGATGACCTTGAAAGACAAGGAATAAATATCAGTTAATCAACATTTTTTTTAAAATATAGTTTACTTTATGGGATATCTACCTTATAATAGATATTATGAGAATAGGTATTACACTAGATGAAGTCCTAAGAGATACGTTAACACAATTTTTGTATACTTACGAAAAGTATTACAACGTTGAAACAGACTTAAAGATAGAAGACATAACATCTAAAAACTTTAGCAAATTTGTAAAGTTTGACTCTTTAGATGATATGAATAAGTTTCTATACGAAGAAGCTTCATTAGAGATTTTTGGACACGCAGACCAAAAATTAAATAATTTAATGAGCAAATTTAATACCTTCTTAATCGACATTAACGATGAAGAAGAACACACTGTGGAAATCGTTTCTAGAGAAGTACACAGTAGCATACCATCAACTCTATTTTTCTTATCTAAATTATCATGCAGAGCAGAAAATATTAGATTTGTCCAAGACCATGAAAATTATTGGGACGGGGTTGATGTTTTAGTCACAGCAGACCCCAAAGCTTTAGACACAAAACCAGATAACAAGTTATCGGTTAAAATAAAGGCTCCATACAATTCTGAGTCATCAGGTGATTTCGAGTTAGATTCAATCTTACCATTTATTAGATATGAAAGTTTAAGGAATAAGATTTTAAATACAAAAATTATAAATTACGAAAATATAGAAGATTAATATGATTGAAATTGGAGGAATAGAATATTATATCGATTTAAACAATCTTGATAAGATTATAACAAGTAAAGCATCCAGGGGAAACACAATAACCGAAACAGAAAGAAAATCTATACTTGATGACAACGGAAAAGTAATAAGTACTGAAGTTGTAGAAAAAACCTATGAAAGACCAAGAGAAATCAACATGGCAAGGTACGAAACAGTAAGACAACTTATTGAGGTTATATTAACAACCCTAGAAGACATTGACGATGAATTAGGTATTGATAGAGCATTAAGTGATTTATCATTGCCATTCAAACTCAGCTTTAATACATTAATAGCTAACGGAATAATAAACGAAATAAAATAATAAAAATTAAATTAAATTAAAAATGGAAGAACAAGAAAAAGTACAAAAAGAACTTGTTGAAAGCGTATTAACTAAATTAGATAATAAAGATTTTGGTTTATACTTTTTTACCTTGGATACCAAAGGTAACCCTACGGCTGGAATTGCCAACATATATGAACACGTTAAATTACTAACCGAATTGGGTTATAAGGCATATATCCTACATGAGAAAAATGATTACAAATTAAGAGGGGATGCTGAAGGTATGGGATTGTCTGATTGGTTAGGTGAGGAGTACGCACAGTTGCCCCACGTATCAATTGAGAGTCAAGGGATTCAAATCAAAGCAGAAGACTTTTTAATTGTTCCAGAAATTTTTTCAAATGTAATGGACCAAGCTAAAAAATTTCCATGTAAAAAGATAGTTTTATCACAAAGCTACGATTATTTATTAGAATTATTACCATTAGGTAGAAGATGGTCTGATTATGGCTTTAATGATGTAATAACAACTAGTCAAAAACAAGCAGACTATATAAGTTCATTATTTCCATCAACTAGAAGTAAAGTCGTACCCGTAAGTATTCCAGAATATTTTAAACCATCAGACAAACCAAAGATACCAGTAATTACAATTTGCGCTAGAGAGCAAGGTGTCGCAGCTAAGATAGCTAAAATGTTTTACTTACAATACCCACTTTATAAATGGGTAACCTTTAAAGAATTAAGAGGATTAAGTAGAAAAGATTTTGCCGAAGACTTAGGTAAGTCATGTTTAAGTGTATGGTTAGATGACTCAGCTGGATTTGGGACATTTCCATTAGAAGCTATGGAATGTAATACACCAGTAATTGGTAAAATGCCAAATATGATTCCAGAATGGATGGAAACTATCGATGAAAACGGAAAGGCATCAATAAAGAACAATGGTATTTGGACAAATACACATTTAAATATACCTGAATTAATCGCAACATATTTAAAAGTTTGGCTTGAGGATTCAGTACCGCAAGACTTAACTGAAGGTATTAAAGACAGTAAGGGTAAATATACATCAGAAAATCAAAAAGAAATCTTAGATGAAGTTTACACATCATTAATTCAAGGTAGAAAGGATGAATTAAATAACACTATTAAATTATTAGAAACTCAAAAATAATTAACATGAAAGAAAATAAAACAAACATAAGTGTAATATTACCAATTCACGAATTAAACGGAGAGAAAGAAGTTACACTTTTCAACGCTGCAATAGAAAGTGTTGTTAATCAAGAGGTAAAACCAGAAGAATTACTTATTGTAGTACCGAGTGGCTCTAAAATAGAAGAAACTATGAAAACATTTGACTTTGGTAAAGCAAAGGATATTGTTAAAGTTGTTAGCAATCCAGACGGCGCTGGATTTCAAGCACAAATTAACTATGGTGTAAGTCAAGCTAAAAGCGAATGGTTCAGTTTTTTAGAATTTGATGATGAGTACTCTAATAAATGGTTTAAAAATGTAGTTGAATATAGAAAGGCGCACACCGATGTTGATATATTCATGCCCATCATCGTTGATACTGACGCAAATAATGGAGCTTTTATGGGACTAACCAATGAAGCTGTTTGGGCTAATTCATTTTCAGACGAACTAGGGTTTCTAGATGAAAACGGATTGCTAACATTCCAAAACTTTAACATTGATGGTTTTGTTATGAAAAAAGAAGCTATTGAAAACTGGGGAGGATTAAAAGAAAATATAAAATTAACATTCATCTATGAATTCTTGTTAAGAATGGCAGTTAATGGTGTTAAAACTATGGTCATTCCTAGATTTGGGTATAAACATCAGAATAAAAGAGAAGGTTCTTTATTTGAGCAATACGCAAACGAAATGGACCCACTAGAAGCTAAATGGTGGTTAGACCAAGCTAAAAAAGAATACTTTCACAAAAGAGAAAGAGATATAAGTTACGACAAAAGTATGGGATAAATGGCTAAGAGAAGAGGACGCAAAAGGAAAAATGATTTATACTTTGGTCCAGAACAAGAATTAGCTGTTTTAAAATATTTAAGTACAGAGAACGAAAAAGAAAGGAATGCAATCTACAACGAATGGCTTAGAGACCCGTTGAATAAAATGATTGAATCGATAATTAGGAAATATAAACTATATAGAAAGATAGAGTCTTTTGAACATTTACACTCAGACACACTTTCATTCCTAATAACAAAAGCTCATAAATTTGAAAATTCTAAAGGTAAGAAAGCTTATTCTTATTATGGAACGATTTGTAAGAATTACATTCTAGGATTATTAATTGCTGATGAAAAAAAGATAAAGCAAGTAGAATCATATGAAAATGTAAGTATTGTGGTAGAACACAAACCAGACCAACAGTATGAACTTGACGACAACGAATTCACCATGAATAAGTTTATCGGTAGATTAATAGATAGTATTAATGAGGAGATAAATGGTGGATGTAAGGGTAGTAAGAAAAAATTAAATGAAAACGAACTTAAAGTTGGTTATGCTTTAATTGACATACTTAAAGATTGGGAAATAACGCTAGACCTAATGTCTGGAGGTGCTAAATTTAACAAAAACTCAATACTTGAGAGCATGAGACGATATACTGGCCTAACCACTAAAGATATTAGACTGGGAATGAAGCGATTTAAGGTTTTATATGAACTTGTTAAAATAGATGGAATGGAAAACGGAATAAAATAAAAAACTAATTTTAGATATTTATTTATAAACACTTACTATGCCAAGGAAAAAAAAGCAACAAATAAAACTTAATGACTCAGCAGCCATAGAGGGCTTGCTTCAAGAAATTTATAATGATGCGTGTGGTAACATAATCGCTGCTCAAAACAACATAAATGAAATGAGCAACGCTGCCGAACCAGAAGATGTTGACGACTTGACTAAAATAGCCAAAGAAAAGACTAGCGCACTTAAGATTAAAGACTCAGCAATGAGGATGAAATTAGAAGTGGCTAAACTACAAACCGATGTACTAAAAAATGGGGGTGATACAGAAAAAGCAATTAATGAAAAAAATAATGGAAAAGTCTCGATAAGCGACTTTAAAGCCGTTAGAAGAATGATGGAGGAAAACTCTAAATCAGATAACACTTATAAAGATGAAGAATAATCATGGGCATCATAGACCAAAAAAGAAACTTATTCTCAAAGATAGCTGCGGTAAACGCACTAGGTAACATACCAAGGGGTAGTGTTAATAGCTCTTATTCATCCGTAAACAACAAGACAAATAGTACTGATTTTCTAATAGATTTAACAACAGCTTTAGTTGGAGCTAAAGCATTAAAAGACTATGTTATTGACACTATTTCCTATAAATTACCACAAATAGAGGAAGCAATTAAGGAGGGTTTAAAACTAGAACTTAAAGAATTAATCTCATGTGATATAAACCCATCAATACCTATTTGGTTTAGAAATGGAAACTCTGGAATTGAATTAAAACTTACTGATGTAGATTTTTTTGGTATAATGAAAGTAAACCCAACCAGCCTTGAAGGTAGTTTAATATACACCGATACTGGGACTGGCATTAACAGTAAAGATTTTAATACTTATCTATACAATACAATACAAACACCACTCTCACCAACAAACTGGGGACTTTCCACAACTGGAACCAATATATTGGAAACTGAGTTTAAATCTGTCGGCACTACAAATAATAATGTTATTAAATTAACAACCAGTTCCGATTATTCAAGTAAAAAATTATCAGAATTTAATAATGATTTTATCGATAGCTTGTCATTATTTGGGAACCCTGGGTCATTAAGTTCTGGTAAAGTTATCGCTTTAATATTAGAAGAGTTATTTGGGTCCATATCTTCTGTTACTAAAAAAAGTAAAAAACAAATTGAATCTGAATTAGAACTTAAAGAATGTATAAGTTGTATATTAGATTCTGAAAACGATGTCGTAGATGATAATTTTTTTGATTTTGACAATCCAACACTAGCTAGAATAGACAGAGAGTCAAACGACAGACGAAAAGGTATTAGAGAATTAAAAACCTGCGGTAATCTTAAAGTTCAAGTGGGTAGTGGGGTTGCCAATCAAGCAATAACAAATATAGACGCAACAACAACTAAGGTTGAAGAAGTTTCCGCAATAGTAGACGCATTAAATAACGCAGCTGATGTACAGGCTAGTTTCGCATCAAATGATGTAAATAGAGAAACGATACGAACTAACTTTTTTATTGAGATAGTTAAAAAGTTACAAAGGGTTGTTATGTCAGCAATAATGACTCCAGAATTTATAACTCTTTTTGCTATAAATCATCAAATAATATATGGCCAAGGTAGTAGTTATGATAATCCCATAGATTTTGTTAAGAAAAATAGAAAATTAGTTAAAAACATTGGTAAAATAGTATTAAATGTACTTTTAAATTTACTACTAAATATTGTGTTATTATACATAAGTGCAAAACTTAAACAAAAATTCGCAGATGATAAAATAGAAAAAGCTAAAAATTATGTGAGTATACTATTAAGTTACTCTGGGGTTCCACCAAACATAATAGCGCAAATAAGGAAAATAAACACACAACCAATACCAAACTTTAATAATTAATATGTCAGATTGTAAACCATCAGAAAAATCACCAACAGGTGATGTTGACTTAACATCAATAAGCTCTATACTTAATGTTATATTAGGGTTATTTAGCATGGCTCAAAAACCAGCTAGAAGGATACCCCCACCATTATTATTATTAGGGAAAAACTTAAGACCTGGTATGAGTGCTAGAAATTTGGCAGCTAGAACAATAGCAAGACTTGAATCTGAAGCTGGATTACCAATGGGTGATGTTTTTTCAGACGGACCAAACAGAGAGGCTCTAAAAGTAAAAATGATGTCCGAAGAACTAGTCAGCATGATACAAACTGAAGCTAAGGTTGATGTAGCAATAGACCCAGGGGCAATACAAATAACTGCAGCAGGTACAGCTGGACCTATACCAGTTGTAGTTCAAGGGGCTAACACACTTTTTGTTACTGGAGGGGGTGGTGTCCGTTAAAATTTTTGATATGGAAAATTTAGAAGATAAAAGTACTGACGAATTAAAAAAATACTTCGAGGAATTACATAATAATCACCTTGATTTAAAAAAAAGAATGTTAAACGCATTTGATTTAATGAAAAGTATGGAGGAAAGGGGTAAACAAGTTTATAAAATATTACTTAAAAGAACTGGAGACTTAAATGAATAAGTACAGTAGCGGAAAATCAATGGAACCATTTAAAGCTGGCTCAAGCTTTAAAAACATATATATAGCACCAGTTATAGCTGTAGGTAAACTTCGTATGTCCGATAAGGAATTAAGTGAAAATTTTGATGCTATAAACATAGATAAAATTAAAAAAAGTCTAGAAAGATTTAATGCTGATGAGCATTCAATTAAAGTTGCATTATATGGGTCAAAACTAGATGGTAATAAGGAAGATTACAATTACTCAAAAAAAGACACAGTAGCTTTACCAAACTGTTTTCCTCTAACACCCAAACATATAAATATGGTACCTAAAGTGGGTGAGCTAGTGGTAGTAATGGCCCAAAGTTCCGAGGAAAGATTCAACGATAGATTTTATGTGGGTCCAATAATATCAACCTTAACAAAGTTAGATAAAGATATAGGTATAACTTCATTGTCTAATCACTCAGACGGTATAACCGACTCAACCGAAGAAATTAGTAAAGTACCCCTAGCTAGAGGTATTTATGAAAACCCTCAAAATTTAGTTATAGAAGGTAGGAACAATACAGATATCATCCAAAGAGACGAAGAGATACTACTAAGGTCTGGTAAGTTTATAACAGGTAATCCCTTAGAATTCAATTCGGTCAATCCAGGCTATATCCAAATAAAAAGTAAGTTTAACTATAATATAGAAAATGATAAATTATTTACGGGTCCACCTAGCCCTAACGGAACTGTAATTCCAATAACAGTAACAAATATTGTATCGGATAAGATAAACTTACTAACATACAACGGCTCACCAAATTTAAGTTCTGAAAATGGATTAACTAATGTTGACAAAAAAACAAACATTGCTGAATACATAAATGACGAAAAACTTGAGGAAATATTGAACGATGCTCATCAGTTAGTATTTGGGGACAAATTAGTAGAGTACTTACAATTAATAAGAACAGCTTTGCTTAACCACGTACACAACGGAAACGGGAAGATAGCATGTGATATCGCCCCTAGTATAGCCGTAAAAGATTTCACAGATAAAGCAAAAGAATTAGAAGCTGAGATGTTATCTAAAAATATTAGAATTAATTAAGATTTTCAGATATTTATTAATAAAAGAAAATGGTAATTAGGTCATATTTTGATAAAAACAATACATTATTACACAATAATAATACAAATGTTGGTAGAAACCCTATAGCCGAACTATTTTATGGTGGGTCTGGGGCTGAGCAATCATTCACTAGATTTATATTTTATTTTGACGAAACTAGACTCAAAGAATTATATAATAACAAGACATATGCCGACATATCAAAATTAAAACACACTTTAAGGTTAACTAATACTGGTTCGTTTGATACAGAACTACTAGGTAAAGACAAATGTAAAACCAAAAAAAGAACATCATCATTTGATTTAATAGTATTCCCAATAACAGAAGAATGGGATGAAGGATACGGTTACGACTATGGGGACTGTACATACATAGGCGAAGGTGCCCAAGCGTTTTGTGCGTCAAACTGGATAGAGGCTAAAACGCTAACAAACTGGGCAGTACCTGGTATTTATTCTGGGTCACCAACAACCATAAACACACAGCATTTTTCACAGGGTAATGAAAACATAGAAATAGATATCACAGATACGGTTAATGGGTATATCACAGGCAGCACCAATTACGGGTTAGGTATCGCATTTCCTAGAACACTAGAAGTGTTAGAAACAACCAAAAAACAATATGTTGGTTTCTTTACTAGACATACACAAACTTTTTACGAGCCATTTGTAGAAACAACATACAGTGAAACTATTAGTGATGATAGAAGTGATTTTTATTTAGATAAAAATAACAAATTATATTTATACTCTAATTTAGGTGGTGTTCCAACTAATTTAGATGCACTACCTGGGGTTGTCATTAGAGATGGTAATGGTGACATATATAAAACAATAGAACCAAGTGGTGTTACACATGTAACTAAAGGGGTTTACTCCATAGATATTAATGTTACTGGAACTACAGAAAATGTGGATTCAATTGGCTTTACAGACACATGGAGCGGTATTACCGTTAATGGTGTAACCAGACCAAACATAGAATTGGATTTTATATTAAAGGATAGTAATAAATACTATAACATAGGTGACAACTATTCCCAACCTAAGAAATTCGGGTTAAACGTTACTGGTATTAAACTAGAGGAGAGGTTATATAGGGGTGATGTAAGAAGAGTAAATATCTCAGTTAACATTCCATATACTGTGAACCAAAAACAACTAGTAGATAGCATTAAATACCGTTTATACGTTAAGGAAGGTAGAAATGAATTCACCGTAATTGATTTCCAAGATGTACATATGGCAAATAATGCAAATTACTTTTTATTAGATACCCAAAGCTTACTACCAGGGACTTATTATTTAGATGTAAAAGTTGCATCTAACTTAGAAGTCACTACAACTAAAGAAGTGATTAGTTTTGATATAGTTAGTCAAAGTAATTCAAGAATATCACAATAGGAAAATAAAAATAATAATATTTATAAAATAAACGATATAACATGGCTAATAAATTTTTATTCTTAAGAACATTAAACAGTCCATTTGTTGGTAATGCTGCCGACATAACTAAAAATTCTGTTTTAAGTCATAATGATGTTGACAACAACTTTATATTTCTTAAGGGGGAAGACATATTAACAGGTTCAACTTCTGGTAGTGATTTGATATTAAATAAGGTAAATTCAGATACTATATCAATAGATTTATCATCACTAATTAGTAGTCAAGATAATTATACAACTGGGGGGACTTTAACAAATAATGAAATTGTATTTAACAGGACCAATTCATTATCAGCTTATACTATAGATTTATCCAATTTAGTCCCAAATGTAGATTATGGTAATATAATTTTTGTTTCAGAATCAGGAAACACTACAGAGACTAGGACTAATGTAATAGGTAATATAAATAAACCAGTAACTTTAGAAAGAGCAAGTCAAATAGCTCAAAGTGGGGACACAATACACGTTAAATCGGGTATTTATAATACCAGTATAACTGGAATCACTGGACTTTCAGTTATTGGTGTTAACCATTATTTTGAACCTAATTCTAAGGTATATAAAACAACAACTGGACCAATGTTTAGTAAATTTAACGGTAGTGGCATCATTGGTGAAGCTAACGTATACGGACATGGTTCTTTTTACGGCTCTGATTCATGTGGTCCTATATTTTACAACTTCGGTGTGGTTTCTTCAGCATACACTCAAGTATACGAGTGGGATGTTTGTGAAAACAGTTCCAATGATGCTTATTATGGCCTGTATAATGGACACACACTGTTAAATGGTAAGAGAAAAATATTAAGTACCTCTGGTAGAGCAATTAACAATAACCCTAGTGATTTCTACAACCTAACAGTTAATTGTCCAGATATAGAATCAACTACAGGGGCAGGTATTTATCACCTAGTCGGTGGAGGTACTTCTGGTAAGTTAGTAGTTAATGCTAGTAATATAATTGGTACTGGAGCAACAAACACTGGTGGTGGTATTGTTGTAGCAAACCACTCAAACAGTGGAAGCCACTTAATTAACGCCTCATATGTTAACTATGTATACTCTGTTTCAGTTCCATTAACTCAACATTTAATTTTAAATGTTGGTAGAATTGATGAACTTACTTTTAGTGGTAGATATTTGAAGGTAAACGGACACCTAGGGTGGCTAAACGGAGCATTTAATGGTATTGCCGACATCAACTTAATTGACAGGTCATGGGCTGCTGGTAGAGGCGTAATAAACACAACATTAAATGGTGATTTTAACATAACTAGTGATAGACATGGTACTGAAAACCCAAGTCAAGCATCATTAGTAAGCTCATTAGCTGGTAACATTACAGCTAACTATAGACTACAAAAACCAACACCAGCCATAGGTTCATTTTCCTATGATTTTGTTGAGGGTTGGTTTATCGCAACATCAGGTGGTAGTACCCTTAATATGCTTGGTAATTGGGATATTCAAGACACTTTCATTAGTCAAGCTGGTGGTAGATTAAATATACCTAGTGGTACGGTAATAAATATTGGACCTAAAAAAACACCAGGAGGGGCTACATTCGGAGCCGTTGGCGAGACATTTGGTTTTGGTAGTACAGATGTTAATATAGGTGGGACTATCGTTGAAAGATGTGACCCATCCGCACCATGTGATACTAGTCAATCAGCACATACATACTCAAATACGTTAATGTTAGTTAGAGATTGGGATGAAGTTTCTAAACCTACTCAAAGTACTAGAGTAGTTTATAACGGAGCAACAATAATCGTCAGAGACCAAAATAGTCAAATACTAACAACCCAAACTAATTACACCGTTAACCCGCTAAAAATTATAACAGGTGGTACGGTTGGGATTTATAGCGGTGGTTTAAACACAAATAAGATGAATTCCTTTGCAGCTGAAAAGGAAAAGATAAGGGTATTAGTTAGTGGTGGTACAGCAAGCTACACTGTTAGTGGTGGTACTGGAACCTTTAGCGCCCACACCTTTACTACAACTACTGGTACAACTGCAGCGCAGTGTGCTTTAGAGTTAACATCATTAACTAACGCTAGTTCTACTGTAAAGGTAACAGCGTCACAAGACACTTCAGGTGTTGATGAATACTTTTATCTAGAATCTGATGTTGCTGGATATGATTTAATGATGACATACAACACAAAAACCGCTTTCGGTGTAACTATAAGGTATAATACTCACCCAATAACAGATATAGTTGGAGGTATGCTTATAGAAGATGAAGACATAATAAAAGACCAATATAATTAATAACCATGGGGATACGTAATAAAAACATAAAAAATGGTAATGGTATTAGCTACTCAAAAGAAGTTGATAGCTCAGCTGATTGGAGTGGTGTAACTAATAGTACATACTTTAAAGATTTATCGGATTCTTTAATATATTATAAAAATTCTGGAGGTACAGTAGTATCCTTATTTGAAGAAGGTGGTGGTGGTAGTAGTACCCCAGCCTTAAATAGTGGCCAAATTTATGTAGGTGACTCATCTAACACAGCAGCTTCAGTATCGATGAGTGGTGATGTTAATATAAACATTTCTGGGGTTACAACAATACAATCAGACGCTGTTACATACGACAAGATGCAAGACACGACTCAAGCAGCATTGTTGGGTAATCAAGCGGGTTCAGGAACGGTAAGTGAAATACCAATAGTTGAACAGTATATCCCTGCTGGAACAAATAGGACATTGTTAGAAAATACTTCTAATTGGAATATAAATGGAAGTTACACAGGAACATCAATAACAGGAACTTACCAAGGGCAAGCTCACTACAACGGTAATTATTGGTTCACAGCTGTAGATGATAATGTATGGATAAGATTAATAAGAGGTTAATATTATGGCTATAGTACTAAATAAACAAAGGATAATTTCAACAACCCCAACTCCAAGACAAACTTGGACTAGACCAACTGAATGGTTAGATATGCCATCAATGTCACAAGGTGATGAGAAAGTATGTATGCTCGTTAAAGTTTACGAAAAAGGAAGTAATTACCTTATTACTAAATTCAGAGGTGATTACCAAGTAGATTGGGGCGATGGAACTACCGTAACTACTCATTCAGATAATACAGACGCAGAGCATGAATTTGCTTGGAGTGGAGCTTCACCAAGTTCATTAACAAGCGGGGGCTATAGACAAGTAATAGTAACCGTTACTGCTCAAGGAGGCTCTACATTAACGGAGTTCATTAGACCAAGTTCACCTTATGCACATTCAAACGATGTATATAGAGGTTTTGGGAACAATAATGTTTTAAGCGTGAAAATGGCGGGAACAGCTTTTACAAGTATGTATTTAGGTATGTGGACTTGGAGTGCTCTTGAGGAATTTGAATACGTAGGAACAGCACCTAATTTAACTAATCCTGCACAATGTTTTAATAATTGTTCAGCTCTTAAAAAGGTTATTCAATGGGACACATCGGCAGTTACAAGTTTTAATAATTTGTTTCAAAATTGTAGTTCGTTGATTCAACTACCAGAATTAGACACAAGTAGTGGAACTAATTTTACATATATGTTTCAAAATTGCCAGGCGATAGATTACATACCACCAATGGACGTTTCAAGTGCTACTAATTTAAGCTATGTCTTTAATACCTGTAGGAATTTATCTAGTAATCCTATTACCAATTTTACTGGAATTACAAATATGACGGCAGCATATTCAAATACAAATCTAAAAGTATTTAAGGCAAATTTACCAAATGTAACAAATATGCACCTTTGTTTTGATGGTTGCTATAATTTAGAAGTAGTAGATATTACCGCAGGTACGGGTGTTCTTACAACTATGACGTATGTATTTAGGAATTGTTACGAGTTAAAAGAAATAAAGGCATTTGACACATCGAATGTTACTAATTTTACTTTTTGTTTTAGTGGTATAAAATCAATAAGAGACTACAGTTGGATAGATACATCAAACACAACAAACTTTGAATCAATGTTTGAGGGGAATTATCTAACAGACGCAAGTTTTTTAAATGTAACAGCAAATGCTACAAACATAATAGAAGTGTTTAAAAATTGCCCTAAGTTGGAAAAAACACCGACATCTTTTGATTGTACTAATGTTACAAGTCTTCAAGGTGTATTTGAAAATTGCTATATATTAGATGACTTCCCCACTTTAAATAATACAGGAAATGTTACAAGCACCTACCATATGTTTTATAATTGTAAAGGTTTAGAAGTTGCTCCTCCTATAAGCGGGACATTATCAGTTTGTAGAGGTATGTTTATTAATGCGGCTAATTTAAAGTCTGTCCCTGCTTATAATTTAAGTGGAGTTACAACATGGCCTAATGGTTATCAGTTTTGTGAAAATGCTTCCAATCTTAGAGAGAGTTTAGTAACAGGTATTCAGACAAGACATAATTATAAAAAATGTTCTCTTAAACAGGCTGAGATAGTTACTATTTTTAATAATTTAGGGACAGCGAATGGTGCACAGACAATTTATGTTGACACGAATCCAGGTTCAGCAGATTTATCAGGAACTGATATAGCAATAGCAACAGGAAAAGGATGGACAGTAGTTAATTAAAAAATTAAAAAATTAAAAAATTATGTTTTATAAATACGAAGAAGAATATAAAGAATGGACCACAGGAAATAAAATATCATTTCCCGATGGAACTACTTTATCTGTTGATAACAAAACAGAAAAAGATGGTTGGTTTTGGAGTGATGAACCACCTGCTGAATATACAGAATGGTTAAAATCGCAAGATTATAACAACAATAACGCAATCTAAATTTAATCTATCATGAGTGCAACACCAAACGTAAATGTATTAAAATTAACAGGAATTAACGCTATTAGCGGTAAAACATCTTTAAATAATAACGACATAATCCTAATTGAAGATAGTGAGGCTAGTAACACTAAGAAAAAAGCTACAATTGCTGATATTAAAGCAACGGTAGGGTCTGCTGGAACCCCAGGGGTTGCCCAGTCAATAAATAGTTTTGACTTAGCTAATACTACTGCTAATTCACCTATAACTAATGAAGTATATTCAGTAAAGGTAATACCTACGGTGTTGAGGGAGGTCACTCAAATGAGCTTCTTTGTAACCAGTATTGCTGCTGGACAAACAACTAGTGTCGGTATTTACAACAACTCAGGCACACTATTAGCTCAAGGGTCTGTAGCCGCTAGTGCCCTAGGGATAAGAACTGCAACTCTAAACACTACAATTACCTTAGCCGCAAATACTGAGTATTACTTTTCAATATGGGACTCTAACGGTACTGCTAACTACGCAAGTAAAGCCCTATTTAATCTTAACATTTTAGGGAAGGCTGGAGTTCATTCTAGTTCAACACTACCTAACTCAATGCCTGGTAGTGCAACGAATAAATGTTTTTGGCTTAATGCATTTTAACATAAAAAAAATATAACTTTAATAAAAATTTAAATATTTATAATTATGAACGCAAATGTATACGAATATGGTAATGACCCAAAAACAGGTCTTAAAAGAAGATTAATAAGAGACACGGCTGTTGTACAAGAAGAAATGGACTCAAATGCAAAACCTAAAGCTGTTGTACATTTAAGATTACAAACTTATGTTGAAAACGAAGATGTTGTAACTGTAGTTACAGATGTAACTGCAGGGTATGAAGTTATTAAGGGTGAAATTTCTTATAATATAGATGGTGAAACTTTACCAAAGTATATTATTAACCCAACAACTGGTGAAAAAACTTTAGATATTGACCCAGAAACTGGTGAACCTTTCGCAAGAGACAACGGTTATGAAAATACTATAATCTTATCTAAATGTCCAATATCTTTTGACGCAGTATTAGATAACAGCATTAAAGAATATTATAAAATTGTAGACTAATTTACATTTTATTATAAAATCATTTAATTATTTTACAGGCCCCTTATATATATTAATATAAGGGGCTTATTTCTTTACCCCAAAATAAAACGTTATAATGATTGGACCACTTTTAATTATGGGATTAATTTGCGCCGCTATATCAACACTTTTAAAAAACAATTCATCACCAATAACAATAGAAAAAGACGAAGATTTAGAAGAAGATACAAAAAAACGGCTTCCATAGATTAAATCTAATGAACTTTCTTGTTATACCTGGTGTGGTAAGACATTTTATAGTACGTGAGTTAAATACAAGCCACTAGAATAAGTTTTAGTGGCTAAAGAAGACCTTTTTCTAATTTTTTGACCCATACATACTTGGTTTTGGGCCACCTTTTTTAATATCTAATAATAATTGGTATTGCTTAGGACTTAACTTAACAAAATCACCACCGTCAGATATCCATTGTTTAAGAATTTTAATTCCAGTCTTATTTGTTGTATTTGTAAGAACACCCTTTAAGTGTTTTACAGATATTGATTTGTAATCTACACCCTCTGTAAGTATTTTCTTTATTAAATCTTTCATGTATATAAATATATAAATTAATTAATTACAATCCTCTTTTTTACCCCTTTTTAAATTTAGTAATACGTATTCACCAACTATTGTGGTTATAGAACCCAATATAAAAGCTATTAATTCTTCAATCCTACCATTAGTATCACGTTCTAAGAATACTATACTAATAGTAGATATAATTAATATCGTACAAAGTGTTATAGTTAATAATAACACAGCAACATCTTTCGGTTTTAAATTTCTAAACATATATCTATAAATATCTGTGATTATTATAAAAGTTAATACATAAAAAAAGGTGAACAATTAAGTTCACCTTTCTTAAGTATGTAAAGATTATATTTCTATTATCTTAATTCAGCAACGTTGAATGTTGGTACACCGTCAACTTTAACATGTCCGTAGAAACGGTTGTTCACCATTTTCTTAGCATATCTTGTCATAATCCCTTTTACAGGAGCGAAGTTGAACGGGTTGTACATTGTTGGAGTAAGTTGCATTGGCACGTATGGTGCGTAGATGTAACCAGTATCCAATAATGATTTCCCTTTATGTCCAATAATCATAGAGTGTGCTGGAGCATATGGGTCTCTATAAATTTGGTATCTTCCCGAAAGAGAACCAACTTTTTCAATACCCATGTTATATTGGTCTTGCTCTGGGTTAGCGTCAGAAACGTGGAAGTATTCTAAATCATCAAAAATAGCTGAGATTTCAGAAGATACAACTACGAAGTTTGCACCACCTCTAAGAGTAGACTTATGAATTTGTGCAGAAATTTGGTTAACTTTAGTAATTAAAGTTTGATTCCAATCTTTTTGCGTATAAGCATTAGATGCTTGAGAAGACTTTCTCCATCCTTGGTAATCCCATCTTGAAGAAACACCTGCAACTCTTAAATCTCTTAAGATTTCTCTATCGATTTCAGCAGCAACTTGCTCAGACAACATAGAAGTCAATTCAGCTTCAGCGTCAATGTTGTGGAATGCACTAACATCTTGCGCTAATTCTGGAGACCATGTAGCTCTTAATTTTCTTTCTTCAACAGCAACAACAACTTCATCCAATTTGAAAGAAACTTCACCTAGTTCAGTCTCTAATTCAAGAGAAGCGTATTGTGTCCAAGAAATACCGAAAGCAGTTTTAGTTAAAGCAGATTGAGCACCAACCATTGTAGCACCAACGTAACCGTCATAAGTAGCGGTACCACCTTGAGCAACTGGGTGAGATAAATCAACTTCAATATATAAGTCACCACCAGCATCACAAATATCACCGTAGTCAACGATTCCTTTTCCGTACTTCTGAGTAACCAATCTAAATGGTAATTCACCACCATTAGCAGCAATTACATTAGCATCTTGGTCAACTAAGTTACCACCAGTAGCGTTAGTAACTTTCAAAGAAGCTAAGAAAGCTTCAGTATCCATTTCGTTTCCGTCTGGACCTGTTAATCTACCCTTACTTCTAGTTGCGTTTGCTGTAAATCCAGATACTTTAACGATAGCACTTCTAAGTGAACCATCAGTAGCAGTTGGAAGTGCAGAAAAAGCAGCAGCATAACCAAATTCTCCAGCAGAATTTAATGTTTGTAATTCTCTTCCAGGGTTGGTAATAATAGTTACCGTACCTTTTGAGTTATCAAACAATCCATCATTGTAATATAAGTCATATAAAGACTTAGCTTTCATTGGAGTAGCAGCACAGTTTCCAGCAACATCAACACAATCAGGAAGACCGTGAGAAGCCATCGAAGTGTGTGCAGAATACTGAGCACCATCAACATATGGGTCACCAGCAGCACCAGCAGCATTAACTCTGTTTGATGTTTGTGGTACGAAGTAGAACAATTTACCAATTGGCATGTTCATAGCTTGTACAGATACAATATCATTAGCTAATAATTTTGAGAATACTCTTCTCACGATAGGGAATACTACCGTTTCAAAAGACCCTGAAGACGTAGCATCAGTTGCCTCTGTTAATAAAGAAGTCGCCTGATTCTCAAATAATTGAGCAACGTTTTCTTTAACGTGACCTTTAAGACCATCTAAGAATCCTAAAGAATCCCACTTTTGTTGAGTTTGTTCACGAATAACCTTCATGTGGTTTAATCCGATGTTCCCAACTTGTCCAGAATTTAATAAATGTGACATAATTGTTTTAAATTTTAATTTTAATCGTTTTTATTATTTTTATTTATTATCGACTCTCTTAATTAAGTCCATAATTCTAGAAGTTTCTTTGTCAACATAAACAGTACTTTCGTTTAACTGTTTAGATGAGCTAGAATTAACTTCTTTTTCAATCTTATTATTAATTGACTCGTTAATTGGCTTTCTTGCGCTCAATTCACTAGCAATCGTTTTATAAAGTTTTTTCGATTCCTTAAGAGTTGAAACTTCGTTATCAAATCTTTTAAAGATTCCTTCTTTTTCATCCTTAGTTGTCGAGTGCTCCATAAATAACTTAGTTACATAAGTTAAATTAGAGTTAAAAACTACAGTTTCAGCCAACATTGTTCTAAATTGTTTAAGAGCTTTTTTGTATTCTTCATTTTTCCCCTTTAACTCAGTAGCTTCAGTTAGCAAAGTATTATATTTTTTAGTTGTTTCAGACACCGCTGTTACATTTGGAGCTTTAACGTTGTTAGCTTTTCCACCAGCACCCTTAATATCGGTTAATGTGTTAGCTACAGTACGACCCTTACCAACTTGTATTTTTTCTTCGATTGACCCTTCACCTTCTTCACAAGTTTCCTCCTCAGTGATTTCTTCACCTTCAGCGATTTCTTCACCTTCTTCACAAGTTTCCTCCTCAGTGATTTCTTCACCTTCTTCACAAGTTTCCTCCTCAGTGATTTCTTCACCTTCAGCGATTTCTTCACCTTCTTCACAGTACTCATCTTCATCTAGGTCAATTTCGTACATAACTTCATCCATAACCTCGTCTTCGATTTCTGAATCAATATCTATATCGACACCTTCTCCAGAACCTTCACCAGTCTTAATAACAAATTCACCAGGTTCGCTAACGTTTAATTTAACTTCACCAGCTTCATCATCAACAACCACTTCGATTTCATCATCACCAGTCAACTTTTTGTAAACTGCAATAACATCATCGTCTGATGCTGTTGTCATATCCATCTCTATCTCATCATCTGATGCTACTGCATCCATTCCAGTTTCGTAATCACCTTCAAGGTCATCACCTACATCTGAGCCATCGATGTCACCAACTTCGATTTCGTCTTCTTCTTCACCAGCTTCGTCATCACCCTCGATATCATCAAGTTCGATTTCTTCACCAGCGTCATCAGAAGCATCAGCTACTTCAGTTTCATCTTCATCAACATCTTCTTCTAAATAACCTTCTTCTATAGATTCTTTCACTAAACTTTCAATTTCTTCTTTCGCAACGGAACGAAGTATTTCTTTTGTGTTGGCATTTAGAGCTTCTTGAATTCTTTTCGCATCCAAGATAGCTTCTTCTAAAATTGATTTCTTTTTATCAGCCATTTTTTTAATATTTTTTAAAAAATTTTTATAGTAGACATATGTATGCCCACTTGTTTATAAATATGTCCTATTTTGTTAAAAAGACAAGTTTTTTATTTTTTTTTTAATCTAATAGAAATTTGTTTATTTTATCTATTAGTAAATTTTTAGATTTTTCTTTTGATTCAGTAAATGGTTTTGCTTCTTGTGCATCTTTAAACATCCATGAACCTGGGGTACTTGGAGATGTTACGACATCCCAACAGATTAATTCAAAATCATCTTGGACTATATTTTGACCAGCAACTTCTTTAAGTGAACCAACGCCTCTAGATGATACACCAATCATAATATTATTCTTAATAAGGTTAGCAACCTCATCACCCTTAGTTGATACAATACCGTAATTAACATAACCAGGAGACATCAAAACCTCCATCTTACCCATAAGAGTTTTACCTTCCCACCAAGTTTCAATAATATTGTGAGATATTCTATCACCAGCAATAATAGAAGACTCTGGATGGTCTAATTCACCAATCGCTCTTCTTTCTTTAATTAATTGTTGATAATTATTAACTTCCCTTTCTAAGATTTCTTTTGGGTATATTCTTCCATTTCTATTCTTAACACCCCATTTTTGCAATACCACGTATAATACCAACGGAGAGGTAATAATAGAACCACTCTTATCTAAACTCTTTATTTCATTAACAAATGGTTTATTTCTAGAATCATTTGGGTCAACATAACCTGCATCACTTTCTATTAACACACCTAAACCTTGTTGACCTGGTTTTAATATTTTTAAATCTCCTGACATGATTATCATTTATTAATAAATATAGGTTAGAAATAAAAAAAACCCAGAAATGAATTCTGGGTCAGGTAAATACTTTATATTTATGTGATTTATTTTTTAGTTTTTCTAAAATCAAAATATTTAAATTGTTCTAGAACATCACTGGTAATTACATTACCAACCAAGTCTAACTCTCTCTTTACTTTACCCTCTTGTAACTTAAATAAGTTTTTTTGAAAAATGGTAATTTCACAATTCATAAATGACTTTTTACCATATGATATCCCAGATTCTCTCATATCAAAATCAACTATACATCTATTTATGTGAAACAAATCAGAATCTAAAATAGATTTTAATTTAATTTTAATATCCTTAGTAACACTTCTTAAAATAGGGCCATAGTTAATTTCACCATCAACAACAGCTTGTCCCCATGCTGATATGTTAACGTATAATGCTTTTGGATTTTTATTATCTACAGTTCCAGAAACTACTCTGTAATTTTTGTGTCCTTGAGAAACCAACTGTTTACCATTCTTAGTAATAGTCATAATTTTTAAATTTTTATAACTATAGGTATTTTTTTTAAAAAGTCAAGTTAATTTTTAACCTTAAGCAAAGCAATAAAGGCACCAAACGCTATTTGAACTACAGCCCATACCGTAATAGCTACAGTTCTAAAAGTATTAAGTGTTGTAACGTCTTTTTTAAGTTCTTTAAGTGTAGCTGGACTAGCTATATCATCCATATATCTCTTCCACTTGATGATACCTTCAACTTCTTTTTCCACACTTTCAATTTTACCTAATTTGTGACTTATTTCAGTAAGTATTAACTGAATTTTTTCATCATTTTCGTTGAGTCTTTCTAATTCATTTAAAACCAACTTAGAATACTCATTCCACCCATTTTGAGGGACCCCTTTACCGTTTTTTTCCATTTTTTTATAAATTTGTAATATCTATATGCGTACCTACCATTCTAACTGGGTTTTTATCAGCGTCCCATTCTATAACGCTACCCCTAGATAATATCCTAACGGTATGTCCGTGCTTATGTCTGTATCTTGTGATACTTTTAAACTTATATTCTCCTTTACTTTCAAAATGTTTATTTATTTCTGTATTCAACTCTATTAAGTCATCTTCGTTGGCTAATCCCTTACAACCTTGCAACTCCGTGTTTAATTCATCATCTTCAAACCCCAATTGTCGCATTAAGCCAGGACTTGCGGTGAACGAATCGAAAAATAAATCAAAATCGAATAAATTTTCACTCTTAGGCTTTGTACTTAGAGGGGGTTTTATCTTAGTAACGGACTCATTCAAATTTGTCGGTCCGTCATCTTCCTCATCAATATTATCTACAAAATTTTCATAAACTTTTAAACTATTATTTATTGTCCAGTCCCAATACCCATCAGTAGTATAACCTAAAGTCAACTTCAATATTTCTAAACGATTGAACACATCGGTGTCTCTAATGCAAAGCTGCTCAACTAGTTCTCGAAGTTTTTTTATGTTATTGGACTGACTAAACATAATTTATCTTAAATTACTCTTTAAATCATTTAGTTTTAAAACGTCAAGTTCAAAACTATCAATATTATATCTTTTATCTAACAAATTCTCTTTAAGATTTAAAAGACTCATCTTTAAATCCGCATCAGCATTTTCTAATTTACCATTAACCAAAGCTAAACATTCACTTACTGACTCTTTAAATATTTCTTCTTTTTTAACCTCGTCTGAATTATGCATTATAATATCATTTAACAATGAAACTTCAGATTCACTAAGAGATTTACCATATTCTTTGTTAAATTTACTAACCATTATCGCTGATAAATCTTTGTTGGATAATACGGTATCCCCTAAACTTTCTGTTATTTCCTTTTCGGGTTCTGTGTTATTTATTATATACTCAGCAACCTTATGCGTTACCTCAACAATGTCACCAACTGTTTTAGTGGTCTTTTTAGTGTTAATTAAAAAAGAAATGTTTTCGTGTAATTCCTTTAACTCTTGATTATGATAATCATAATCACCAAGCTCAGAATTTCTTACAATAGGTTTACATATTTTTGAATATGACTCACTTATTTCTTTCTTTGAAAACTTATCCATTAAAGAAATGTTCTCTTTAACAAATTCAATAGCCTTATCTTTATCACTTTCTATCTTGTTTTCAATGTTGTTGAAAATATAGAACTGAGTCTTAAGTGATTGATTCTCCTTAAGAGCCTTTATATAGTCTTTAAAAATACCTTTTCTTTTTTTATTGCCAGTAGCAATTGATTCAGCTAAAACTCCATTGTATACTGTTTTCAGTTGACCAAAATTCTTATGTACTTTTTGCTTATCTGCCATAATCCCTAGTTTATATTTTATAAATATAAAAAAAATCTACAAAAATATTATTCATTGATGATTTTATCGATATCACCTATCATATCATTAATGGTTTTGTTAACCCTAATATTCTTATCGGAAACCTTAACCCTTTCATTTATTAAGGTATCATCGTTACTATCTTTTAAAGAGCTAAGCAATTTATCAAAATAGTTATCAGAATATTTTTTTAACTTTTTTTTATGTTTTAACTTATTCTCTGTAAGTAAATTATCTATTTTTTTTATTGATTCTTCAGTAGCTTCTGGCTCTTCAGCACCACCTTCATCACCAAAGTCTAAGTCATCACCACCTTCATCTTCACCACCTTCAGCTTCACCAGCTTCATCATCACCAAAATCAACTTCATCATCACCTTCGTCACCAAAGTCTAGGCCTCCACCACCGAAGCCTCCACCGCCTCCACCGAAGCCACCTTCATCACCACCTCCTGAATCATCAGAAGATTCAGAAGAACCTCCACTTTTAGCTGCGTCTATATCTCCGTAAAGTCTATCAACTTCATCAAATGTTCCAGTATGTTTAATAACATTGGCCGTGTTTTCCATTTCAGCTGCCGCCGCTTTCTCAACTCTTTGCTCAAGGAAATCTTGTTTAATTTCCTCATCGGACCACTCTAGTATTTCCCGTTTACCTCTAGTCATAGACATAACACCAAACCCGTTACCAGAATCAGTTGTCGCGTCTTTATAAAGTGTAATCTTAGATTGCATTTGTTCAATCTTAAGCATTTGAGCTTGAGTTGATGGGTTATTAAGTGTTAAAGTAAAGTTGTCTAATTCATCTTCCAACCCTAATAAGAACAAATGTAAAATAGCAATCTTATTTAATTCCATAATCATAGATTGCTGTATTAAATTTATAGTTCTAGTAAATCTAATATCTTGTAGAGCTAAATTCTTACCATCACCAAAAGCATCCTCAAACCCCAAGAAAGACTTAGGTACTCTCAATGCCGTAAATAACTTTCTTTGTAGGTATTCTATATCTGCAATTTGGTCCAAATTACTAGCACCAGGTAAAGTATCAATAGGATTAGGAGCATCCTCACTTCTAACTGGTATGAAAAAATCCTGGTCATTAGCCATTTGATTATACTGTAAATCAACCTGACCAGTCTTAGGGTCAGTAATAGGTGTCCTTTTAAATCTATTGGCTATTTCATCTACGTAAGATGGCACATCCTCATCATCAATGTTACCAACGAAAATCTTATAAACTCTTCTTTCTGGCGCCCTAGTAACTCTATAAATCAACATAGCGTCTTCAGAAAGAATTAATTGTTTCCATATTCTCCTAGCTTTTTCTAACACAGAGGTACCATAAGGTAGTCTTCTATCATCACCAAGCAATCTAAAGTGAGCAACTTGCCAAGAATTAAATTCGTAGTCCTTACCTCGCCACACGAATTTAACTTTAGAATCCTTACCATCAGCAATTTCTGAAGTACTCATTACCCTGCCAAAAACATCTCCCTCTCTTCTCTCTATCTCAAAGTTAGGTAATTGTCTAGCACCCATAATACCAGCCTTATCGTCAATATTAAGGAACACAAAGTTATCCCCATATTTACAAGTGTTTCTGGTCCACATAGGTAATGATGTGTGAATATCTAATCTATTAAAGAATAAATCTTCTAATATCGTTTTAACTCTTTTAGAGTTTGAGTAAATATTTAAAACCCTACCCTTATCATTAACGGTAGTTGATTCCTCTCTCATTATATCTAATGTAGCAGCAATTTCTGGGTAAAATTCCATGTTCTCAAAGTCAGAATAAGAACCAATTCTAGTAGTCTCATAATGTATTGTTTTTTGAAACATTTCATTATCTACTTTTCTCCACATACCACCAACATACTTATTCTGTTGTGCTTGTAGTTTAGCCACATCATATTCTGCTTTATCTGTGGTCTTAAATATAGTATCATTATCAATCGAATACTTATTAGATTGAGCCACACTTGACTGAACCCCAGTAGGTCCGAATATGTTATTTAATTTTTGAAATACCGTTAACTTCTTTTTAGCCATTTTTAATTTTTTTTTAATATAGTCTTTTTTACAAAAAATTCAATAGTTATTCAACGTAATCACACTGAACATAAGCTGTTCTAGTGGGCTGACCAAGAACAACTACCACATTATATGTATATGTCACTGAATTATCATTACCCTGAGTACCTATAGGAGTACTACATGAATGTATACCACCAATGTTATTTTTATTTGGATTTTTTTTAACAGATGTATCTGGAGACCACTTATACAAACCAGCACCACCTAACCCTGTTTTCCTTATATATTTTTTATCATTTGAAGCCATATCTTTTTATTTTGTTCCACTTAATAACCATAAATAATCCCCATTAGGGTCTTGCATATTCTTAGAAATTTGTTTTGAAAATTTTGGTTTAGGTAGTGAACCCTTATTTCTCATATTTCTAGGTACAAAACCACTACTATTATCTTCTTTATTTGAAGAGCCAACTTGCCAACTAGATAATATAGCCTTTGTTTTCTCCTTCATTTTATGTAATTTTTTAAATGAAAACTCTAAAACATATATCGGCATACCAAGCGACATCAATAAATCATCATGATAACCCTCCATATGGTCAGCCCTACCGTTTTTATATATAAACGTTTTCATTTCCGAAACCATTCTTCTAGATTTGATTACTATTGTCCTATTTCTAATAGCCTCCTCAAGTCTTTGAATCATCACAACCCTAACACCATTAGCATTGAACCCAGGTATCTTTTCATCTCTACCGTACATCTCTAATTGACTCTTTTTACTATTAAGAATCCTACCTCTAGGTTCATCATAATATAAGTATTTATAATCTAGTTCAATTAATTTAAGTACTGTAGAAACACCCATACCACCAGCTACATCAACAACAGTAAGCGCTTTATACATATTACCGTATTCATAAACATACTCAGCAAGTATATCTGGCTGAACCTTACCTTGATACTCCATAACTTGAGTCATAGTAGTAACATCAATTATAACTATTGTGGACGAATCCTTACCATCACCCCTACTAACATCAACTCCCATTATATACTCATGTCCTTTTTCAGGTTGCTCCCAAATCCAAAACTCTTTTTCTCTTCCATCAACCCACTTAGGGTCTTCAATACCATTATCCTCATGGTACTTTATATCTATATCTGCAATAACATTACCACCAGAACCTAAAAATGAAACATCTAATTCTTGAGCTATTTTTCTAGTGTTGTTATTAAGAGTGGCACACATATTCTCATACCAACTACTTGTTGGTTTATAACCCTTTTTTAGCATTTCAGGGTAATTTTCAATTATAAACTCAACTTCTTGTATCTTTTCAATAATATCACCTTGTTCATCCTTTTTAATCCAAAAAAGGTCACGATTTCCATATTCATCCTTTATGTACCTAGGGTCTTCATACCACCTCATTTCAATTACATTATAATTATTCTTACCAATCTTGGATTGGTCATAAGTTTTATAATATAATGGGTCCATACCATTCGGTGTTGAAATCAACATAACCCTACCACCAGTAGCACACGATGACATCGCCGCAGCATATACAGAATCTCCATTATCAATAAACGCAGCCTCATCAAAAATCAGATAAGTAGGTGTATAACCCCTAAGAGCGTCCTCAGATGTAGCTACAGCTATTATTTGAGTACCATTAGGTAACTCAAGCTCAATTTTAGAATCAGTTACAAATATATCCCTACCTTCATTTTCAGGTGAACCGTAGTATTCTGGACCCCAAACCCATCTAGGTAATTGAAGTAGATAATCTTTAATACCTCTAACGAATTTTTGTGCTAATTTCAACTTATTGGCAATAACTAGAATAGTCTCTGGTTTATCTGGGTCAGAAAATCCAGCCTTAATAGCCATATAAGCCTGTGTGGTTGTAGATATACCAGCTTGCCTAGGCTTTGTCACCAAATTATAAGGATACTTCTCATATGCCCTTACAATTTGTTTCTGTCTAGGGAATAGGTTAAATGGTACAAATCCACCCTGAGTTAAATCCTTGGTCTCCAAATAGGTACCAATAGCATAAATAGGGTCTTGCACACACTTAGCGTATTCAAATAATATTTCACTACTAGTTAGCATTATCTTTTATTTATAAATATCTAAAAAGTAGTAAAAAATAAAAAAGCCCCACATGTGGAGCTTTTAATACTTTACATTAGTTAATATTTAGATTAAATCTTCAAAGTTAAAATGGTCATCGCCCATTGCTTCATTAAATTCATCTTCATCCATTTCTTTTTTAATTGATTCAACCATTTCAGAAATAATCATTCTACCCTTTTTCGTTTTACCTATAATTTCCTTCATTAAATGATTAAATTCATTTGGCTCCATGGTAGCCAAATCAGCATAAACATGATGTTTTAAATTAAAATCTTCAGCAGGTATCGCATCACAAAACCTTCTCCATATCGCTGGACCAAATCTCATATCCCAAGGCTCCGCTTGTAAAAAGTCAGCCTTACCTATAACATAATTTGCAACATTCTCTTCAGTAGGTAATCCATGTGTTGATAAAACCTCCATAACACCCTTATACAACTCGTGAATCAAGACAGGAAAAACCATAGCCTTAGCTTTAATCACAGGTTTGTTAACACCATTTTCGTCTTGCTCATATTCTGTTTCACATGTACCACCTCTAACACCCTTATCCATGTCTGGAATAATATAATACATCATATCAGCAGCTGACATCATCTTTTTATATGTATTTGGTAAAGTATCGTTAATTTCAGACAATTGTTCATGAACCATGTGGAACATATGATTAACACTCTTGGACGCACCCTGTGTCATAGCATTTAATACTCTTCTTTTATGTACCTCACTATTTGCTCTAACTATTTCATCGTGGTCATTAAACTCCTCATCAAGATTCTCAATAGGGGTTTCATTTATTCCGTTAGAATCTATATTGGGTGTTAACTGAACATCAAAATCAATAGACCCCTCTGGTATATCAAATTCTTCAACAACCATTTCTATGGCTATTTGTTCTAAAACCTCTTTATGTTCAGCCTCCATCTTCATGGCATCCATAACCAAGTTCATTTGCTCCTTAATTATAGTCATGTTATCAACATGCTCCATATCAAAAGCTTCTCTACACCTTTTAACCACTTCTTTAAATCTTTCTCTAATTAACTTCATTTCAGAAGTTATAACATCTCCTTCAGGAAATATATCACAACCAGATAAAGAGTGTTTGTTTTCTCTTAAATTTTCTTCTAATTTAGAATGTATTCTTTCAGTAATACCTTCAGAATATAAAGAGTTTTCATTAAGTTGTTTTTTACTATTTTTTGCCATTTCTTAAATTTTTAACTTTAAATGTTTTTACTACTTTTCTAGGTGTTTTATGAGTCTCACCTATATTCTTAACCGCTTCAGTTAGCTCTGATTTAGTCATCTTAGGTCTTACTGATTCAAAAGGTAAACCATCCTCAACGGAATCCAAATCAATAGGTTTACCGTGATTACCTATGTTTTTTAATAACTCTTGGTATTCTTCATAATCGTCAGCACCAACTTCAATATCTAACTTTTCATCATCACCAAAATGGTCTCCATTAACCTCTTCAATATTACCATTATCTACCATTTTAGGGTTTTTCATATCAGAAACATCTAGAATCCTATTAGATTCAGCCGCATCTAAAACCTTATTAAATATGTTCAATGCGTAAGGACCCATTTTATGTTCGTTTTCTGGAGTGACATTGTAACTACCCAACAAAGGGTTGGTTATTTCATCTTTACTCCTAGATATACCGCCTTTAAACTGAATACCATCATCATCAATAATAACATCTAATATATGATAGTACATTTTGTTTCTATCAGCTTTAACAAAAGCAACGTTATTACCATTAATCTTAGCGTTATTAACTCTATCGGACAACTCTTGATATCTAGAAAGTTCATAACTATTAAAACCTTCTTTTAATGGTGAATTAGATTCTGATATTAAAAGTTCATCTAATTTAGATGACAATTTTTCAATAGCTTTATCATTACTCAACACTCCGACATCTGAAACAAAGTCATATAATTTTGATGGGACATATGCTTGTAGTTTTTCACCCTTGTAATACTCAGTTATTGGCTTTACACCTTGTTCATCAAAATAATTCGGTAATAATTCTACAAGAGTTGGGAAGCCATGTTTACATAAATTTAATCTAACATTTTTATGTTTATGTAATTGATTTTTATCTACAATACCACTTTTTTCTTCAGTCCTACCAATATTAATAACCGCAGTTGATGCAAAATTTTGTTTTAATAATTCTGACTTAGCTTTTTCAATTTTTTGTTTCAAAATTACGGTATTATTACCATTTTGATAGTTACTAGCAACTTCATCAACACTATCTGGTAACTCACCCTTAGTGAACGCAAAATCCTTAATATCTGATAAAGACATACCTTCAGCAGCCTTTTTAATTTCAGAACTAGGGCAATCACCATCCACTTTACATTTATGAACTGCGTTAAAAAATCTTCTTTGACTATCAGAAACTGAATCCTCATTCATATCTTCACTTGAATCTAAAGCACTTGAAACAACATCAGCAGCTAAATCTTCAGAACCATCTATACCCATTTGCTCAAAGTCACCTGCGGTTTGATTTATTACCGCTTTAACTTTATTAACTCTATTATTAATTTTTGCGTCTAAATTTTCTTTTATGTCTTTTTTCTTAATCCTCATCACTATTAATTTTTTTTACGTAAACGTTATAATCCAATATTAAATCTCTTTCATATAAAGTATCTTCTACGGAATCAATATCTTCACCGAACTTAAAAAAAAGTCTTTTTTCAGGATACTCTTCATAATCTAATATATCTTCCCAAGCTAACGCTACAATACCATCTACAGCGTCAAAAACAGCGAAACTATGGTGCTTTTGAACTAAATCAAGTTTCAATTCAGTGATTAACCTACCAACTTTAACTATAAAATTACTACTTGGTGGTTCTGGTTCACCCACTGAAGCTGGATAGGAATCCCAATCAACACCACTAACGTCTTTAACCGACTCATCATCCGAAAATAAGAACTCATAAACTATCTTACCAGTCCAGTCAACGCCCATTTGATTTACATATACTAATTTCATTGCTCCATTTTTGGTTTTGGTTTAACCGCAGGTTTAGTTTCCCAAATTCTTTTTCTTCTAGGTGAAGGTTTTTCTGTTGGTACAACTGGAGTCTCCCTAACTGGGTTAGGTGTAGTTTTCTCACCTGGGTTATGTAATGCTAATTCTTCCATATTAAACGTTTCTTCAAATATAGCATTTTTTTCTGAATAATCAAAATTTTCATTCTTTTTTGATTTTTTACCCCATTTTTTTCCCTTACCTTTTGTACCACAAGCTGATGGGGTTGGTCTACACGCTGGGTATTTGGCTCTTTCCTCACCCTTTTCTCTACCACAAGGTTTACATTTTTTTCTACCAGTTTTAGGGTCTTTTCTACATGTATTACAGTCTACCCATCCAGAAGATTTTCCAGAACCACCCTGTCTTTCAAACCAACCATGTAATCCTTTATCCTTTTCTTTAGAGTAATCAGTTTTTTTTTCCTCTAAATTATTCTCTTCAGATAAATCCTCTTCTTTAATATCTTTCCATATTTCACCCTTTCTACATCTAACTACAGCACCAGAAGCATAAGCCGAAGGCCAAGTGTCATATTTTCTCTTAGCTATTCTAGTACACCTGTCATCTTTTTCCAAAATAACACTAGATTGATTTATTTCAACTACCAAATCAGTGGAACCCTTAATAACTCTATGGAAAGTGTTTTTAGGTATTTCTATTTCTTCATTAACAGATATTTTTCTTGGTAGTTCATTATCAAATTGAATCATCCAATCATTTTCATTAATAGCTGTTACGATTCTATCTTCTTTGTCTCTGTGCCACTCTAATTCATCTGAATCAACCTTACTTGAAAAGGTTCTCTTAATTACACCATGCTCGTTTATAGATTCAATATAAGGTCTTTCACTAACATTACTTAATAAAAAATTAGTAACCTCTTCAATATCATCTTTAGCTGTTGTAACATGCTCACCAGCCCAATCGTGACCATGACAAATTAAATCATCTATAGTTTGTTTATCTAATGACATTATTTTTTCAATATCTCTAGATATTTGCTTCAAGTTTTCAAAAAACATGTAATTTCTAAATTCCTTCATAATTTAACGTTTTAAAATTTTTACCACCAAGTACCACCACCAGATAAACCTAATTTTTTAGCGTATCTAGGTAATCTACAAGACCAATAACCAGCCTTACACTTATCGTTATGTCTACCCTTAGAGCAACCATGTCTAGCATTATAAGACTTCTTAGCTTCCTTATTACTCAATTTAGCCTTAAGTCCACCAGACCCAAACGAAATCTTCTTAATACCCCTAGGGTTTGATTTAGTTTTAGCGTTACAACCTGGTACAAATACTTTGTAAGCTTTTCCACCACCAGCACCTCTGCTTGGTGAATTAGATTTCTTACCCTTATATTTATCGCCTTCTTCTAAAATGTGTTCAACATCATTCTCAATGATAAGGTTTAATAAAATCCTTTCACCCTCAATAATAACTGATTGATTAGTAAAATCCTCTATTAGTTTCTCATCATTTTCATTTAGTTTAATAGCATTTAAATCATTAAGTGTTTTAACTTCAGTATATAATTTAACATAAGTATCAGAACCGTATCTAAATAATCCTTCACCTAAAGCTATTTTATTATCTAAGTGATATTGTAATTCATCACTAACTTCCACACCTTCCGAAATTTCCATTGGGTTTGACCAAGAATCTTCATAAAGAGTTTCTTCTATTTCTTCTACCTCATCTTCAACCTCAAAGCTATCACCCTCCTCATCTTTAGGTTCTTCTGAATCAATGTCCAAATCTTTATCGATATCGTCATTATCATCATCCGCACCAGATGTCTTAACCTTTCTAATAATATCCTTTTGGTCTTCTTCATCCATTTCAGATGTATGGGTTGCTGAGATAACACTATTGATAGCGTATTTTTCTAAATCAAAATCAGGTTCACCTCTTTCATCATTATATTTTCTAAGTGACGTACCTAATTTACCAGCAATTTGCTGTATATACTTCTCTGGGTCTTCATCTTCATCAGCTTCAACACCAGCGTCAAATGGCTCATCATCAAATGGCTTTTCATTATCACCACCCTTATCATCACCAAATGACAAATCATCACCTTCAGCATCATCAAATGCATCAAGTGACTCATCCTCGCCATCAGAACCACCAAAAGCTGGCTCACTCTTTGGAGTGTCCAGCTTTAGTTTATACTTTGTTTCTTCTTCTAGATTGTAGTCTTCTTCCTCTTCTTGGAATAGACCAGTAGATTTACCATCATGTCTCATCTCATTAAGAGACGCTTCACTTTTACTTAATCTTTTTTTTTTAAAGCTTCCATCATGATAGCTTTTTCAGTTTCACCAAGAGATTCGATAATATCATTAATTTTATCATCTTCAGTAGCTATGGAATCGATAACCTCATCCATTTCTTGAATTGCTCTAGCGATTGAAAAACCTTTCTTAATTGGGGCTTTTTCTTCATACACCCTCCCCGATTCTGTATCAAAAAGTTCTGCAGTTCTAACTAATCCGTCCTTTTCTTCATCCGTCATTTGATTTAAGCTACCATTTGGCTTACCTATGGATTGCATATATTGAGTAACAACCTCTATATAATCACCACAAACTATATCCACTAACGGTTTGTTTTGTGAACCTAATTTTTGACGTATATTTCTAGCGTGAACACTTTCACCTGGTTTGCTAGAAAGAGGGTTAACCTCTTTTTCATCACCCATATTAAATTCGAAATATTCGTCTATATTTCTATCGCAACTAAATAAACGAGCAAGCCCCCCTAAGTCACCAGTAATCATCTCATCGATAGCAGTTTCATTTTCACTTAACTTAACCTTTTCTATATCTTTTTCACATGTAGAATCAGCAACGTTATCTCCAAAACCATCTTCTTCTTTACCCTCTTTATTGTCGTACTTTAATTCAGCACCCTTAGAGTCAACAACATACTCCTGACCATCACCAATACCTTTTTCAGCTGACAACTTCATGTCTGCTTTAAGTGGGTGATGCTCTGAAACTAAGTCGTCATTTTCAAATACATTAATTTTACCAGACTTACCAATAGCTTCATTTATACTCATGAACTTAAGGTTCAACTGTTTAATGGCTTTTGCGTAAGAAGAATAAGCTTTATCTTTTTTGTTTTGTAACCCACCTATATAATTAAAATCTTCGTTCAATAAAGAATCTTTATTTTCAGAAATTTTTATAAAATACTCGTGATTTTCTCTTACGATAGCATAAACGTTACCATCAGGCCCCATTTTAGTTAATTCAACAACTGAACGAGTAATTCCTTCATTAACTGGAACTTTAGGCATTAATTGTCTAATTCTGTCAAGTTTATCGTTACCCTTTAAGGTAGTTGGTTTTACTATATTTGATTTTCTCATTTTCAATTTCTTTATATATAAATATTATAATTTTATGCAAAAGTTATTATGGTTCTGGATAATTACTTAATGTTGTATTACCAGTAATAACATTCATCGGTTCACCAATTACATAAACATTTGCAGTTGCACTAATACTTTTAACAACAATTTCAATATCTGAACCCTTAGCCATTGTAACCGAAACACCGTTAATAGTTACTGTACTATCAACACCCGCATATACTTTAAAGTATGCATAATTAGTCAAATCAGCATCAGCCGCTGCATGAATAATTCCATATACACTACCTATACCTTTTACTCCCATATCAATTATTTATTACTTTTATATATATAAATATAAGCATAAATAAAAAAAACCCTCAAAAGAGGGTTTAATTTAATAATTTTTATACTGCAATGGGTACTCCACGCCAATTAGTATAGGATTCATAATTAAGTATCTTAAAGTCATCAAATTTATAACTAAACATATCCTTACCTTTATTTAGTGACAACTCAGGTTGTTCATACTTATACACATCTCTACCCAATTGCTCCTCTACATAAGTAATATGGTTATTATATATATGGACATCACCTAAATTACCAATCAATTCTCCTGGTACCATATTAACTTGCTGAGCAAACATATGAAGTAGCATTGCATAACTAGCGATATTAAATGGAAGACCTAAGAAAGTATCAACACTTCTTTGATTCCACATTAATGATAATTCTCTGGTTGGTATTCCATCACTATCTAAATCCAAGTTATCCATAGCATCTTCAGGTTTAACATTTTCTAAATGTTCTTTATCCCAAATTGCAACTCGTTCTTCTAAACTCAATTCTCTAGTATAAACTTGAAAGAAGTTATGACAAGGAACTAACTTCATTTGTTCTAGCTCTCCAACATTCCAAGCACTTACAACCATTCTACGAGAATCTGGGTCATTTTTTAATAACTCGATTACATTATTAATTTGATTAATCCCTGGGTTGTGTTTCTTCACAAATGGGAAATGACCTGTTTCATCCCTTTCTCTTTTAAGTAATGTTTCGTATGTTCCTCCCCAATCTACCCATTGCTTACCGTACACAGGACCAAGTTCACCTGAATTATCAGCCCATTCGTCCCAAATAGTAACATTATTATCATTAAGGTATTCAATATTAGTTTCTCCATTTAAAAACCAAAGTAATTCATGGGTGATTGAACGCAAGTGTAACTTCTTTGTGGTTAATAACGGAAAGCCATCTTTCATGTTAAACCTAACTTGCCTTCCATACACTGATAGAGTTCCAGTTTCGGTTCGGTCATTCTTTTCATTACCATTTTTTAAAATGTCCTCTAATAAGTCATGGTAAGTTTTAGTCGCATTTGGTTTATTCATATTTAAAATTTGTATTGTTTAATTATCTTATTAACTTCATCTAACCCATTATCAAAAACGGATAACCTATTTTTAACTGGAATAAGGTCATCATTTAAAGTTTTTGACAACTCACTAATCAAAGATGACAACCTATCAATACCAACAGTAGCTTCATTAAGTTTTATGTTACTTACTTTATCGAAAATAACATTAACATCAACATTTTCATGCTTTAATGTCGCATATTTTTTTATATGTGAATTCAAGGTCTTACCTTGACTTTCAGAAGTCTCAAAACGCATATAATCCGTTTCTGGTACATTTTGGTAAGTGTAATTACCACCATAGTTAAAAGTGATATTTAAATTTTTACTACCCCTATCGTAACTAGACGCCACAATGTTTGACGATTCATAGATTGCCTCTACAACACCATCTTTTTCTACTCTTTCTAAAATCATAAGAATTGTTATTTAAATTGATAATATATTTAGTCATACAATCTATAAGACTGCACTCTAGATAATTCAAAAGGGTGACAAGTCATGTACTCTTGCTCGTCAGAATCTAAAACCTCTACGATTAAGAAATTTCCACAAAACCTGATACACACATCTTCATATGTATAATTATCAACTTTAGGTAAATGACTACTATAAATTGAATCGTAACTTGAGTTATTAGTTGAATTATTTTTAGAACTATATAGAATAGTTATTTTAGAATAAACTTTATTAATGTCTTCAACTTTATTAATGTCTTCCAAATTTTTAACTTTAAAATTAATAATTATTAATCAATTACAAATATACTAAAAATTTAAATTATGTCAACAGTTGTTTTTTATATTTTTATATGTATATTTGCCTAAACTTTGAATATATGAAAAGAAGGCGAGACCTTACAGACATGGTTAAGAAGATAATGAAATTAGCTCAAGAAGAAGCTAAGAATAATTCAGATAGGGAACTTAGACCAGAGCATATACTATTAGCTATTTTAAACGAAGAAGAGAATAAAAGTAATAGGGTTTTAAAGTTTATGGGTATGGATACAGCATTGCTGTATGACATAGTTAGCGAATACTTAAGGCACACATCACTAAACTACAGTTTTGCCAGCACAACCAAATCAAGATTACCACATGACCCAAATAGTAATAAGATAATGAAACTAGTTGATAAGGAGTCTGAAAAAATGGGTGATGTAGTTATAGATACAACGCATATAGTATTATCTTTATTATCGGAAAAAGAATTGGATTTGGTTAAATTGTTAAAAATTAATAAGTTAAGTTACACCTCATTTAAAGAAGGCGTTATAAACTACAACGATAACCCAAAAGAAATAACTAATAAAAAAAGTGGGGATGACTTGTTTTCGGATAAAAGTAATAAAAACGAATATATAGATAAAATAATGGATAAATTTAAAAACTACACTATGGATGAACTAAGAAATGAATTTAAAGATTCTGATATTGAAGAATTAAGAAAAAGACTAGAGAATGATATGGATGATGAAACCCCATATTTCGATGCTAAAAGCTCCCTACCATTTGAGGATGGGGATGACCTATCTTCGCCAAAGGGTAGTAAAATGAAGAGAAGTAAAAAAGAGTCAACTAAAACACCAGTATTGGATAACTTCTGCAGAGATATATCCAAAACCGCAAAGGAAGGTGGTCTTGACCCAGTTGTTGGTAGAAAAAAGGAAATAAAAAGAGTTTCACAAATACTATCAAGACGAAAGAAAAACAACCCAATACTAATAGGTGAACCTGGAGTAGGTAAAACAGCTATAGTTGAAGGGTTAGCCATGTTAATTAAAGAAAACAAGGCACCTAGAATTTTATTAGATAAAAAAATATATTCTTTAGACTTAGCTGCCATAGTTGCTGGGACAAAATATAGAGGTCAATTCGAAGAGAGAATGAAGGCTATATTAGAAGAGTTAAAAGACAATAAAGATATCGTGTTATTTATTGATGAAATACATACAATAGTTGGCGCTGGAAATGCAACTGGAACTATGGATGCCGCTAACATCTTCAAACCAGCTTTAGCTAGAGGTGAAATACAAGTTATTGGTGCAACAACTCTTGATGAATTTAGAGAAAACATAGAAAAAGACGGAGCGCTAACCAGAAGATTCCAACAAGTATTAGTTGAAGAACCAACTCTTGAAGAAACTAAAACAATACTTGAAAACATAAAACAGAGATACGAAGACCACCACAAGGTTAGATATACTGATGAAGCCATAGATGAGTGTGTTAAATTATCTGATAGATACATAATGGATAGAGCTATGCCAGACAAAGCCATTGACGTATTAGATGAAGCTGGAGCAACAACAAACATAAATCACGAAGCTCCTGATAACATTAAAAAACTTGAAGATAAGAAAGAGCTTATTAAGGAAGAGAAAAATAAAGTAGTTATCTCTCAAAAGTACGAAGAGGCTGCAAAATTAAGAGACGAGGAAAAAAATGTAAACTCAGAACTAGACAAGGCTAAAAAAGAATGGATGGACAGCATGGATAAAACCAGAACTGTAGTTGGTGTTGATTTAGTAGCTGAAGTAGTCTCTATGATGAGCGGAATACCGTTAAACAAGATTTCTTCACAAGAAACTAAACGACTAATGTCAATGGACCAAGAATTAACTGGAAAGGTTATTGGTCAAGATGATGCGGTCAGTAAAGTGGTTAAAGCAATTAAAAGAAACAGATTAGGTATTAAAGATAAAACAAAACCAATTGGTTCATTTATATTTTTAGGTCCAACTGGAGTTGGTAAAACATACCTAGCAAAACTATTAACTGAACAGATATTTGGTGACGCAGATGCAATAGTTAGGGTTGATATGTCCGAATACATGGAAAAACACGCAACATCTAGACTTATTGGACCACCACCAGGATATGTTGGTTATGAAGAAGGGGGGCAATTAACTGAAAAGGTTAGAAGAAAGCCATACTCTGTAATTCTTTTTGATGAAATAGAAAAAGCTCATGATGACGTGTTCAACTTACTTTTACAATTATTAGACGAAGGTCAGTTAACAGATGGGTTAGGTAGAAAGGTTAATTTTAAAAATACACTTATAATCTTAACATCAAATGTCGGAGTTAAAGAACTTAACACATTCGGTAAGGATATGGGGTTCAAAACTAACGCATCTATAGCTAATGAAGAAGAAAAAGCTCGCTCTATTATTGAAAAGGCGCTTAAGAAGAAATTTAAACCAGAATTTTTAAATCGTATAGATGATACTGTCATATTTAATAGTCTAAAAAAAGATGATATAAATAAAATTATCTATAATGAGTTAGAGAAATTAAAAGATAGAGTAATGGCAGAACTAAACATCACATTAAAGGTAAACAAAACCGCTATTGAATATGTTGCCGAACAAGGTTACGATGAGGCTTACGGTGCAAGACCTTTAAACAGGGCAATTCAAAAACATATTGAAGACCCTATAACTGACGATATATTAAGTGGTAAGTACTCGGAGGGTGATACTATTAAGATTTCTTTTGATAAGAAAACTAATAAAATTGTGTTGTCGTAATTACTAAGTACGTTATGATAAATTAAAAGCGAAGACTTAGGTTTTCGCTTTTTTTATACTCACTTAACGTAACTCATTCTTTTTTTAATTCCAACAATATAATGATGTGACATTATGTTATTTCCAGCCCCTAGATAATATTTAAGCTGAGAAGGTCCGATATTATAAGACACCAATGCCTTAGTTATATTCCTATATTTAAGTTCATTACTCATTATCTTACCCCATAGAGTTATATTGTTAACCTTATTAGATAACCAAGTTTTAGCCTTACCCCATTTTTCACTCTTACGATACTTTGTATTATTTACAAATGAATAATCAGTAACTCCCATTTTTTTAAAAATAATACTATCATTTTTAGTTATAGTTTTTCTTAAATAACCTATGGACGTAGAGCGTAGTATTTGAGCAAACCCAACGGCACCAGTACAACTTATCACTAAATCACCATTTCTCCTATATTGTTGAGCACCAGATTCAAGAAGAACCTGACCCAATAACCAATCAAAAATCAACTCATTAGTATCCAATTTGTAAAACTCCGTAACCTTACAAAAAACAATAGCTAATGATGTATCATTATCATTGTTATAATTGTTAAATGTTGAAAAAACCTTATTAAAGTTTTTGGGTAGATTATCGTCTACTTTCCTGAACCTTAAATCAAGATTGGTTGATTTAGGTAAATTGATTGATATTAAAATTAATGAAATTAATAGCGTTTTAGTTAGTAACCTGAATGACATAGGGGTAATAGTTTAGTTTGTTCGTATCACGAATATACGAATAAATAAATTAATTACCAAATAAAAAAAATAAGGCACTACATTAAGTAACGCCTTATTGAATTTTTTTTTATTTCTTACTAGTAATAGCTTTAACCTTAGCCTCTAATTCAGTAATCTTGTTTTCAAGAATAGTTTCTTGTGATTCTTTTTGCTCAGCAATCCACTGTTTTTTCTTTTCAGATACCGTTTCAGTCACAATTTTATCAATTAAATCTACTAACTCGCTTTCTGTAATTTTAACTCTTTTTGACATGTTCTAGAATTTTTAAAAAGTTTTATATAGTCTTAATATAAATATGTTGTAAAAATACAAAAGTCAAAAAAAATAATTCACATTTTAACGGAGGGTAGTAATTTTTTTAATTTTAGATAGTTTTCATTGCCGATTTCACTAATATTAAAGGCAATTCTATGTAACGAACCACCATTAGATTTATCTAAGTATTTTATTTCTTCAGGTATTACCTCAACCTTATTACCGATAATGTTAATAAATAACAAATTTTTCAAATTACCAATTTCTTTGGGCAACTCATGAATATCGTTGTGTGGTAACAGCAATTCTTGTAAAGACTTCAATTTACCAATAGAGGGGTCTATCTTGTTTAATTTACAACCCTTAATTATTAAAGTGTTTAGTTTTTCAAACTTACTCATATCTGGTAACCTAACAATATCTCTATCACTAAATCTAATTATCGGAGTATAAGCCTCTATTATATCAAACAAAGCTTCAGTCCACCCAAATTTAATTAAATGTTTTACATAACAATTATCATGATGGTTGGTAAATGTCTTTTTATATTTAACATCCTTAGCCATACTTATTAATTCGTGGTGAAAAAAATTAGAAATACCGTCACTATTAACAATCACATCTTTATAAAAATTACCAGAATCTTTACTTTGTAGTCTGTCTTTAATTTGAGAACTTTCAAAATGTATTTGATACAAGTAGTTTGTTTTTAATTCACCAGAAAAAAATCTATTATCGACTATAATATAAATGTTAGATTCACCACCATCTGGTTTCCTATATTCTGGTTTACTTCTATAATGATTAAACATTCCACCACTGTTTTTAGCCGTACACCAACCAGTAAATTCACCAAATATTAAACTAGCTTCTTTACACTTAGGTATAAATAAAGTAAACCTCCTATCCCTAACTGGTATCTCTGCCTTACCACTATCAACAAACTCATTCATAATCCTTTCCATATTGGAAGGGTCTTTATCAATAAATGGGTCAACAGCATCATACAATTGACTAAGAGATTTGTATTGATTTATATCGCTTGGGTTCTTGACACCCTTTAAAATAAAACTATTTGAAGATAATTCTTTAAACTTTTTCTTTCTTTTATTCTTATCAAAAAGAATTAGATATTCTTTTGCCAGAGGTAGGTCTTCACTAAAAAATCTTTCAGCTTCATCATGTTCACCATTTTTAACGTGCCTAGTAAATACATTTAACATCCACTGAGTGTACATTTTATTTTTAGTCGGGTCAGATTCAACCATCATATTAAACACCGATGACGACACATCAACCCTAACATCTTTTTTTGTACCATCTAATGTCACACCATTAGAATCAACAGCTTTACGGGACAATAGAGCAAATACTTTATCTTCTTTTGAAAGCAAGGTAGTTTCAATTAAACGACACTCTAGAGTTAAGGAATTACATATTGTGCCCATATCTTCCACACTATCGTCAAAAACATTATATTTTTCTAACAAAAAGGATATCCTGTCCACATTTTTATCCATAATAAAACACTTAAATGTAGTTGCAAATATACAAATTAATACCTAAAATTTGTTTAGATATTTGTATTATTTTCTAATAAAATCTATTTTCAAAATCTTCATCTATAAACTCATTAATTCTTTTTTTAATCAACCATAAAAATCCAGATAAAACCTCAGATTTATTTAAAACATCAACCATTACTTCGTTAGGGTCTTCATCGTCAGTCAACCTATATCTAGCTTCATCAAAAAGGTCAAGTCTGTCAGCATTAACCAACTCAGCCATGATTAAATTATACGTGTCCCACCTGTGTAATATGTTTTCGTCTTGGATATTTTTTAGGGTGTTTTCTAAAAATTTATTAAATTCTTTGTCGAGATTTAAACATCGACCAGAACCTCCTTTAATGGGATAATTAAAGTTTTTCATAGGTCAAATAATTAGTATTGTTATTTAATGATAAATATCAAAAAAACCACCAATATTAGCTATAGATTTAAAGTTTTTTTACAAGATTACCCATACTAAACGTATGGCTAGATTTTACCTAAAAATTTTTTATTTTATGGTACAATCTATCTAGTTCTGGAGTTAGTTTATCCAAACTACTTAAGACTTCTATACATGTATTTTCTGGATGTTTTGTTTCAGTTAATTTATACTGAAGTTCCTTGACTCTTAACATATCCTTCAAGCTATGTTTAAGTTCTAGTATTACTTGATTATAAGTTGCCCACTTTTCTCTGTCATGATTTGTAGATGTGTATATATTTTCAGTTAAACATTCTTCATATGTATTTTCTAAATATGAATCGAAGTTACCGTAAACCTCTCTTAGTTTAAACTTTATTTTATCCTTTACATCCACTTGTCATTTATATATCTCAACGTTTTTTGACAACATTCCATTATTTATTTTACCATCACACCAGTCATTAACTACTTGCTTTAAAAACTCAACCCCATAATTATACTTAAGTTTAAAGTATTCTAAAAGTTTTTCTGGGGATATCAACTGACCATCAAAAATTATCTCAAAACATTTTCTTTGACTATAGTCGTTACCATCTCTATATGTCTCAATAGCCTTCCTGTAATTACTTTCAAGGTCTTTCTCAATCATCTTAACAATGTTAGAATGATTAGTCTCCTCAAGTATTAAATTACTTAATATCTTTAACTGATTTTCGGTTATAATCAACTTAGTCTTCACAATAATAAATATTGTAAAATAACTTAAAGTTTAGAAATTTCAAGTAATTTTTCCTTAGATAACGCTCCTGGTAATTTATTATCAATCTCACCATTTTTAAAAACTAAGGTTGTTGGAATACTTCTAATTGTATATCTAGCCGAAGCTTCAGGTGCCGAATCTATGTTAACCTTAGCTATTACCACATCTGGATTCTCTTCTGAAAACTTTTTTAACGTGGCCCCATACATTCTACAAGGACCGCACCACCCTGCCCAAAAATCAACCAAAACTAACTCATTCTCTTCTAAAACTTTTTCAATATTCGAATCATCAACGTCTATAATCATAACTTTTTTTTTAAAACTTAATTTATATTTATATTATAAATACACATTAAAGATACAAAAGTAACTCATAAAGTAAATGAATGATACTAAAATAATACTTAATTTAATTAACATTTCAATACCTAACTCACACCCAGCACTATACCAATACATAACGGGTGGAGAAAAAAGCAAAGAATCTGCAATAAATAGAATTTACAATCTATTTGAGGGGGTTATAACGCCACCTTATTCAAGTAAGCAAGTAAGGGATGTTGTTAAGTGTTTTTTAGACGTTAAAAACGAAATGTACTCCAGGGGTGAAATAAAAATAACACCAATATATTAATATAATTTGGTAGTTTGAAAAGTTTTTACTATATTTGAAAATATGTTAAAAATTAAGTAATATGAAAGAAAGTCAAAAAGTAAAAGAAAAATACTATAAAGATGGTCACGTAATGCTAGGTGAACACTACTCAAGTAAAGTTAAAAAACTACATGAACTATATGAAGCTGATAAATTTAAAGCTAGAGTTTATTTTATGAATGAAAGGCACGACTTTAATAACTCCAGATTAGTTTTTTTTATGAAAAAGAATGGAGATTTTGATATTGTTAATTTTGTAAGAACTTACGGAATTAGTAAAACCAATAGAATATACTCTAGAGAAAAAAGAACATTTCAACTTAAATTTAGTAAGAATAAATTTACATTAATACATTTAAACAGGGTATCAGCACCGACAATTGCAAACATTGCAAACAAATCAATTGGGTTTACTGAGACTTATGACTTACCAAAATGTATTCTTGGTATTATTGGTAACAGATTTGCGTGGGTTAGATTTATTACAGAAAATTATTCACTACATAACATAAGCCTTAATACCTTTATTAATAAAAAACTATTTACACTTAAAAAAGCATTAAAACACGCACTTAAATGTCCATACCCAGTGGCTAAAATGTTAAACGAGTCTAAAACAACTCATAACGGAATTTCTTATCTTAAATACTACATGGATTACATTTCAAACGTTGAGTCACTCAAACCTTCTTGGGTTAATGAAAAATTTGATTTATTCTACGACTCTTTAAAGATGGCCAAAATTGTAGATAAAAAAGTTAATGCGTCTTGGTCAGATAGACGATTGAAAGAAGAACATGATAAATGGAGTAAAATAATAAATGACGTAATGTTCATTGATTGCGATAGAAAAATGAATATAACCCAAGTGTTTGAAGACTTTTCAAAGTTTTCAAAATATAAGATAATAACAACAACCAGAAGACTTGCGGAAGAAGGTTTGACGATGAACCACTGTGTGGGTAGTTATGTTAGTAAAATAGAGGCTGGTCGTAGTGCTATATATGTTTTACCTGGACATACATTTGAAGTAACTAAAAAATGGTATAAGGGGGAAGAACTTTTGTCATTAGGTCAAATAGTCACTTACGGGAATGGTAAAGCTGATAATAAAATTAAAAAGGAAGTTGTTGAGGCTATTAAAAACTTTAATGGAGGGATAAAATCAACCGACACCCTATTGGATGAAATATTCCCATTTTAAAATAAAAAAGCTGGTTAATACCCAGCTTTTTTTAATTCATCTTTAGTCGGGAACCCTAAGTCCATTTGACATACCTTACAAATCTTTTTAACCTGTATTGGTGTTCCACGAACAGCTTTAACGTCATACTCCAAATGCTTACATTCTTCTTGTATTTCATTAACTTTTTCATTAAGCTTACTAATTTCATTTTTAAACTTAGATACTGATTTGTTAATTTCATCAGATGTCATTTTATCCTCAAAATTATTTTGTGGCTCTTGTAACATTTTATAAAATTTTAAAAAAACTTATTGATTGTTTGTGTAAATCTCTGGGTTTTGTCTGCCGAAAACTCTGATGATTTCCCCAGCCTTAGCGTTAGCCTCATTTTCAATACTCGACCCATCAGCACCCTCTTCTTCTAGACCCTTTAAATCGCCTCTTTCATTTTGCTGATGATGAACTAACTCATGCGCAACAGAACGCATTACATCCATTATCGCTCTGTCCTTTATATAAACACATATAACACGATTTACTATGTCATAATATGCTGTCGTTGTGATATCCTCCCTATCCTTTGTCAATTTAATACTACAGGGTTTTTCAAGACCTAAATAGTCGTTAACAAACAAAATAAACTTATCCATTAACGCTCTATTAGTCATGTCATTTTCATTTAATAATGACTCCCTTAATAACGTCCTAATCAAACCCTTCATAATTCAAACTTAGTGTATAAAATTATCATTTAAGTTATATATAAATATTTACTTTTAACTTAAAATCCATATTTTTGGTTATAATATAGTTAAAAAAAATATTAAATGAAGAGTGTAGAAGACTATAACTTTAATACAGATATTAACGTTGGAGAAAAGGGAGAGAGTATAATTTCTAACTTTCTGATTAGTCATGGTTGTAAGTTTATAAATGATAATAAAGACAACAAATACGACTTAAAAATGTTGACACACAACAATATACCAACAACTATAGAAATAAAAACAGACGTTTATTGTTATCCTGAAAGAACTGTAATTTCAGAAAATAATACAGAGGAAATTATAAAGGCAAGAGATACTGGTAACATGTTTATAGAAAAAGAATGCAGGGGTAAATTATCTGGGATTTCAGTTAGTAAATCAAGATGGTTTGTAATGTATTACCCCTATTTTAAACAAGCTTGGTTTATACGAACTGGTGATTTGAGAAACTTAATAGAAAGTAACAACTTCTACGTTGCTACTGGTGGAGACCCAGGTAGTAATACTAAAGGATATTTAATTAAAAGAAACTTCTTTAAAAAACATTTTAAAGTTAAAACTATTGATGAAGAATGGGAAGATTAACAGTAGAATTAATACCTAGAACTCTATTTTTTTCAAATGTAAGAACACTCCTACCTAAAAAATATTGGGACAATATAAGAAAGGATTCGTATGAAAAAGCACAAAATAAATGCGAAATATGCGGTGACACAGGTAAAAACCAAGGATACGGTCATAATGTGGAATGTCATGAAATTTGGGAGTACGATGACGAGAAAAGAATTCAAAAATTAACAGGTTTAATTTCATTATGTCCAAAATGTCACCAAGTAAAACATTTTGGTAGAACAAGTGCTATAGGTAAACAAGCAGAAGCTTTCAAACACATGGAAAAGGTTAATAATTGGAACCACAAACAATGTTTGGACCACCTAAAACTTGCAATGTCTGAATGGATGGATAGGTCAAAGTACCAATGGTTTATTGATTTAAGTTATTTGAATGAAAACTATGAAATACCTAAAAAATTAATAACTGAAGCCGAAAGAAAAAGAAAATAATAAGTTATATTGACATATATTATGAGAAATAAAGAGTATGATTTAGTTGTTTGCCCACATTGTGGGGAAATTAAACAGAAATGGCAAATTATTTGTCCAAAATGTAAAAAAACCAGTTCAAAGTAAATTTATTAGCATATAATTTGGTATTTATACTTATTTTACCTATATTTAAGTTATAAATTTAAAAACAAACGATATGAAAAGGTTATTTTATCTATTTTTTACTATTTTTATTTTATTTTTCACCTCTTGTGAAAAAGAACCGCTATTTGAAGAACCCCAGGAGCAATTTGGGGTACCCGAAGAGGACACTTTAAGTCTATATGGTAAATATTTGCTTTTGTCTGGTAAAATGTACGTCACGAACTTAGAAACCAACCAAAAAACCGTGTACAACCATTTCGATAGTGTAAAAACAACGTCTACATTAAGGTATTTCGGCTCTATATACAATATAGAAGAGATTGAACAAAATGTAACCACTTGGGAATTTAAAGCACCGCCATTTATACCTGGTACAGGAGAGTTTATATTAAATAATGACACATTAGACCCATATGGATTCAAGGTAACGAACTATAATTGGACAATTACTGAACACCCATTAACTAATACGTCAGGAATTACACAAAAAATAGGTGGTTCAGCCAGGCCTATATATGGTTACTTACTGAATAAAGCCGATAGTACAGTAATGTTTAGACTACACGAAGAATACCAAGCCATTAATGGTCAAAATTGCAAATATGTTAGTGAATTAAAATTTAAAAAAATATAATGACCACATTTATTAGACTACTACTTCATGGTGTAGTGATTACGTTCCTATGTATCTCGTACTTACACCGATATGAAACGAACAAATTTATCATATCTTTATTATTAACAGTATTATCGATTAGAAGATTAGCTATTTTTGAAAAAAATAATCAGGTTCCGTAATAACTATTAATTACGTAATAAATTTCATCGTCTGACGCACCATAATAGTTCTTCAATAGGAGATGTAATTTAATCTTTAGTATATTTAGGTCGGAAGAAATCATATACGGTGAACCATCAACCATTACACCACGCTTAAACCGCCTACCAACCTTTATTTTACCGACAGGAAACGATTTTCTTACAAAATTATCCATTAAATCAACTATAATCTTATCCATACCTCTATAAATACTTGCTTAATAACGTTTAATTTAATATATTTGTATATCAAATGGTAATAAACGAATTGGATGCCTCTAAATTAAAATACGATAATCTTATAAATTACAGAATTTGTGAGGAATTATTTATTTCATTTAAAAAAATGAAAAAATATAACTCGTTTAGTAGTATGTGCAATAACTTTAGAGAATTAATCGATAATAATATAAAAATATACGGTGAGTTGAACATAATATTGGATAAAACAATAAAAAATATAACTGAACTTTATAACCTGGAAAGATGGGAGGTAATTAACCTAATATTTGATTTTTTTATTGATAGAAAATGGGAAAGTTATCAACCCATAGTTGAGGTCTTATTAAAGTCTAGTTATATAGAGGATTCAATAAAAAAAAAATAAGTTAAAATTTATTTGGTGATGAGATAAAAATTACATATATTTGAAAAGTCATTAAAAATTAAAGGCAAATAATTAAGTAATTTTTAAAAGTGCTATAATGAATAAAAAAACACCACTCACGACTGAAGAAAAAAGAGTTTTACATGAAATTAAAAAGAAGTATAATAACGATGGGTTTAGCGTATTATTAGACGATTATAAAGTATCTAAAGTAAAAGTAAAACGTTCCCATAAAAAAACGATATCAGATAAAATTATTGATATGTTTATAGATGGTGAATGCCCAGATACGATTAGTAGGGAATTAGAAGTAAAAAGGAGTGAAGTTGATAAAATTTTAATGGAATATGGAGCAATATAAAACAACAAACATGGAAGGTCAAGTAATATATTATGAAGGGTTCGTAGCTCAAAAAGTTGTTATGGGTCGAACAATAGTCTTTAAATTAATGAAGGGTGATGAAACAATAACGCACTTGAAGTGGGATGAAAACCCACACGATAACATATCATTAGTTTGTAAATACATAGATAACATTAGTAAAAATTAAATAAAATGAACAAAAAGGACTACGAATTAATTAAAAAATTAATAAACAGTAACACGGAGTACTCACTAACATCAAGAAATGAAGCAATGGATAAGTTAGATAAGTATTTAAATGAAAGTATAAGTTATGATACCGCACAAGAATACGGAGAATACTGTTTTTCTGCCACAAAAAGAGGTATGCTACCAATAGCAATAAATATTTTTGTGAAAAAACCAAAATGGAAATACAAACCATCAAAAAGAATTGGAAAGTAATGTTTGATGTAAGTAAATACATAAATGAATTAGAAGAGAAAAAGCAAATTTTAAAATGGCTTATAGATGGTAGAGAAATACATTGTTTACCAATAAGTACAGTTGGTTATTTGACTAAAGAAAGAATTTGCGAGTTATATAACGTGGAGTTAAATTATTTTATTGCATTATAACGTTCCGTATATGATTTGCGGAATGGAATGGAGTTAATTATATACATTGTTATAAAAAGTTTATTATGGAAGAATTTACACAACACGATTGGAATCATATGCACGACTGCATATTACACGCAACTTGGAACACAACGAAGAATAAATCTACAAGGAGAGAACTTGTGGAAATTTTCAATAAACTACCAGAAGATATGAAAAGAGATGCTTACGAATGGGGTATGTCTGATACACTATGGCGAGATAAGTTTATTGAATGGTATGAGCAAAATTGTTTATAACGTTTAGTATAAGACCCGTTTTTTCTATGGGTTTTATACATTGTTATAACCAGTATGGTTTATTTAAGATAAAACTTTACTTTTTAATAATAAAATATATATTATAAAATGGATATTAATAATTTTATACCATCATTTGGTGATTTCATAGTTTATTGTGCTGAATGTAACATACAAAAGGATAAAGCATTAATAATGATGATGGAATTTTTAGATAACCCTAAAAAATATGACCACCCAGAAATAATTAAAAGTTATTTAAATGAGAATTTAGATATAAATCAATATATACAATTAAAAAATAGGATATGGAAAAAAGTGAATTAGTTATTAAATACGAACAAATGTATTTTTTGGATAAAACCAAAGAAGAAAATAAGCAAGAATTATCTGAATTATTCGAAAACTTCAGTAAATACCTAATAAACATAGGGGAAGAAAATTTATTATGGGGAAAATGTGATTTTGCGATTTTATTTATCCCCTTAATCAAAAAATTATATGAGGAATATGGTGAAACCGATTATAAGGGTGTTTACGTTGATTTTAAAAAATGGTATAATAGAGAAGGTGTTCACTGGGAAGAAGAAATAGTTAATATTGATTTATTGGATTATATGGGTTTATATATTCAATATTATAAATCGAAGTGATGTCGTAATATTGTTTATAACGCTCCAGCTAAACGTCTGCGACTGGAAGGAGTTGCGTTTTAGCTCGTGTTAGGCATAGTAATATTATTAACAGATAAAATATATAAAAATGGGAATGTATACAGAATTTATTATAGATGTGAAATTGAAAGATAGCACACCAAAAGAGGTTATTGATTGCGTTAATTGTATGATGGGAAATATAGATAATAATTTATTTACCTATGAAAGAAACCCTTTAAATAATTATTGCGGTAGTGAAACATTTGAGAAGAGTTTTGAAGACCTACACTTAAAAGCTCACGGAGATATAAAAAACTATTGGAGTGATATTGAAAGGTTTGTAGACTTCTTAAAGCCTTATGTTGAAACAGGTTTTATTGATAATGAAGCTTTTGCCAAATCATTATATGAAGAGTTTGACGAATGGGAGTTTTATTATGCCTAATGATACAACTAAACACAGTTATTAACGAATTAAAAAGATGAATATGACTTTTAAACAGAAAGATGAAATAATTGATATACTGGAAAACTTACCATATTGGGATACTTGCCCCCAAGATTATAAAGACAGAATACCTGAATTAGTTAAAGCACTAAACCAAGTTAATAATGGTGTTTTAGATGATGTTATGGCTTTGTTTAAGCCTAATGAACTTTGGAGAATGGCACAAAAATATAACTGTGATGATTTTACTCAAATGATAGAGCAAAGTAAAAGATTAAATAAACTATAACGAATTGTATATGATTTGTTGAGGAACGAAATAAAATATATACGGTGTTATAAGCCGTTTTAAAACT